GCTCTCGGTGGATGTGGTGGTGCGCCCCTGACTTGAGTCAGGTACATCTCCATGTCTGGATGCCTGTCGACGTTGTTGTCACCCTTGAGTTGAGAGATGAACTCCAACTCGTAGGTGCCATGTTGATGACCGATTGATGCCATGTGGTCAGACAGTTGCGTATCGCTCTCATCCAAGTGGAAGTACAGGTTGAAGCCATGCCCAGCAGTGATGCCGTCATGATTGATACCGACTGCCGCATACTGCCGTGGTGCAAGCACACAACTGGATGTCGCCTCAGTGAAGGGCTGGAGTATGAGGCATCCATTCTCATCCTCTCGCTCCATCGTCTCCTTGAGATGCTTCCAGTGCTTCCTCAGATTGTCACGGCTCACCCTGATTGACTCAAGCACACCGTGCCGAGCAAACTCAGGACAGGTGCGCAGGAAGCCGTCGGCTGAATCAGCGACTCTACTGAATGCCGCATCAACCACATCGAAGTCATCCTCGAGCAGTATCAGTTCAGTCGCTGGTGCTCTCCACTCGCCCCTGCCTGACTTGAACTCGCTGATGTACTTGAGAAGGGACTTGGCTTTCTGGGATGCCACACCGGTAAGTCTGCTCGGAGTCACTGTGTTCTTGAGCGTCTTGCCCGTCAGTTTCTCTTCAGTCACCTCGTCTGATATCTCAGCCCACAGGTTCTCCACTAGGTCCTCGATGTCCTCGGGGTATCCTCCTTCGTTCATGCTGTCACCTCCGTCTCAGTCACCTTCACCTTGTACTTCTTGAACGGCTTGCCTTCCAAGTTCTCGACTGCTGTCTCATACTCGTTCGGTAGCCCCCAGAACACCTTCTGCAAGATATCAGTAGGAGAAGGCAGGTCCTCAGGGTCCTTGGTCATCTCCATCTTCATGTCCTCTCCGTGTTTGACTGGTTGAACCTTGAGCCTGTCAGTGCCAATCGGTGCATCCTTGCCAGCAGTCTTGTCCCACTCCCTGTCCAAGGCAATCCCACCAGCCTTGGTCGCAATCATGGATAGCATCTTGGTGAACTTCACAGCCTCTTCCGCCGTCTTGAAGCGATAGGGCAGTGGGTTCGTGCTGGTGTAGTACCCACCTTCCTTGGGATACACTTTGATGATGTAAGTCTCGATGTCACCGTCTGCCTGCCATTGGAACTCAGCAATCTCGTGGCCATATGACCTCTTGCTGGATATCTTGGTGTACTTCCAACCGTTGACTACGTCGCCTTCCTTCCTGTTCTTCTTGCTTGTCTGTGCGACTGCTGCTTGAATGACAGCCAGCCAACTCCAATCAGACCACCTGAATGTCCTGTACTCAGGCGCACCGTCACCCATCTCCCCATCCGTCAGCAAGACGATGTTCTTGTTGCGCTTGGTCATCCTGTTGAGCGCCTTCTTGATTTGCCTCTTGACCTCGTCTTCGTCGATGCTGTTGGCGATGGCACGTCTCACCTCGGACCAGCGGATGATTTGCCTGTTGTGATACCACTCACCATTGGAATTGAACATGTTGCTGTTCCAGCCATCGGAGCACCTCGCACCGTTCCACACCTTGACGAACTCGTTGCTCTTGCCCTTCTTGCTGACCATCCACCAATCATAATCCGTATCTTCGTCAGCATCGTGGTAGGTGCAGTACCTGTTGCTGCCATCCAGTGTCCATCCACAGACGCCTCTGGTTTTCGACGTTCTGATGCGTGGACTGAGTAATTGCCAAGACACACTTCCCTCTCCGTGCGCATCCATGTCGGCTGAATCGTACATCTTCCAAGTCTTGCAGTCGAAGTGACCCTCTATCCACTCCTTGAGTGGCCTCATGTGCTCGCTCATCATCACGTCAATGAGCCTATACCCATCGAGAGAATCCTTCTCCACTCTGAACGATGCCAGTGCCTGAATGTCCTCAGGTGCCCTGTTCGATATCAAGAATTCCTTCATCGTCGTGGCTCTCCATCCAGCCTTCTCGATGTGGATGTACGGCTGACCAGTATTCCCACTCTCAGGTCCATTGTACGACGGTGCCATGAGATGCACTATCTCTGCATCAATCTCGTCGTGACCGCAACTGGTGTAGTGCTCGCCATCGATATGGCCTGTCTTGTAGACATAGCCATACCCGACCCTGCCGTTCATCATGGCCGCAGCAGTTCTGGTGTACTCGTTCACCATGTCCTGCACAGTCAGGTTGGCATCAGGCCCAGCCTTGGACAGAGTGTAGGCGACTGCCGCATCGATGGCAAAGCACTTGCCAATCGTGTCTTTGGTCCTACCGAGCACGTTGTCAACGACCACCTTGTTGTCGCTGAAGTCGATGTGGTTATCGACCACCCCTGCCGACTCGAACCTGTCCCATGTGGACCAGCCTCTGCATTCTCCACTCACTCAAATCACACTCCATTCTCTTAGTTCTGGCATCTCTATCGTCGTTGTCATCATCTCTTCGCTCATCTCTCTCACTTCCATTTTGTTTGCGTACTTCTTCGGTATCACAAGAGGCATCACAGGGAACGAGTACCGCCCCCCGTGGGCTTTCAGTACCTCATTGTGCGCCCAGTGACCCTTCGGTTGGGTTTTGTAATCCCACCCATGACCCCCTACTGATACAGAGGGGAAGACACCAGTGACGTACACTGGTTTCAGTGTCTTGCCGACTTGCTGCTCGATGAGCAGTTTCATGTCAACCATGTCCTTGTGCTGTCCCGTCAGGGTGAGACTACCATCCTCATGTCTCTGTACTCTCGGTCTGATGCTCGGCTGTGTCCAGAACGTAGCACCGTACAGGTTGCCCTCGTCGTCAGTCCAACATCGCACGTCATTACCGGAGTGCGCATTGAACCCATCAAGAGTACCGCCGTCCTTCTCTTGCAATCCATATATCGTTCGTATTTTCTTCATTGTTTCATCTCCATTTCATTCTCCTTCTTTCTATTCCCTTTTATAGTCAAGACTCCAATCACGCCAAGTACACCTCCGAGCCATCGAACCCATCCACGTCGAAGTGCTCCAGTATGTCTGGCGACACAGGAGTCATGGGTGCAGGTAGCGTGAACACGTCTTCCATGTCCCACAGTCCTGACTGCGCACCCTCATGTGCCACTCTCAGTAGTGTCGGCGTACTCTTACCGACGTGCAACAATGGTTGTGGCCCACCATTCAGCACATACATCCTCGCTGGTTCTGTCATCACCTTCATCTTCATCGCTAGTACGACGGATGGCAGTAGGTCGTAATCACCTGCCAGTTCCTTGCACAACTCGTAGTAGGTCAGGGAGTCAACGACTCCCACACTGCTACACAACCCATACGCCTCAGCCCACCCTGTGTGGTGTTGTATGGAATCACGGTTTGTCATCTCAAGTTCGCTCAAACTGCTTCTCCTTCTGGCTATGGTATCACCTGTGATAGGTGGTATGGGTATCTTCTGCCCAAGTGCTTCCGCACCGTCGTTCACCAATGTCTGTATCTTATCTAGCAACATCTCAATCTATCCTCTTTCCTTCTATTCCCTTTTATAGTCAAGTCTCTCTTTTTTCTTAGCGTGGTAACGCTCGCGTTCCCTCGCTCTTATCTCCTCACGATTCTCTTCGTGGTGCTTGCGTTGTCTTGCCAATATCTTCTCGCTATTCTTCTCGTAGTGCTTGCGGGCATACGCTTTTGCCTTCTCACGATTCTTCTCGTAGTACTTGCGGCCATACGCTTTTGCCTTCTCACGATTCTTCTCGTAGTACTTGCGGTGCCTACGCTTGTTCTTCTCTTTCTTGCACTCTTCGGAACACACAGTTAGTTGTGGGTGATACTTGGTAAATACCTCATCACAAATCACGCAATGCGCTTCTCCGAAGTCATGCCTCTTCGCTTGTTTAGCATCGAACTTACGATGCCCCCTCCCTGCTTTGAGGGAAAGCCTTGTATTTGATACGTTGATTGGTTCTGTTTTTATCTTAGTCATCTGTATTCCCTTTTATAGTCAAGTCTCTCTTTTTATAGTCAACGCTTACGCTACTCATATTATCACGTCAATTGTCACTATCATCTTTCGATGACGTGCGCCTACTCGTCGTCTAGTTCCCACTCCTCGTAGATGTATTCCTCTTCCTCGATGCGTAGTTTCAGTTTGTCTCCGGGCTTCATGATACCTGCTCCTTGTTCTTCATGTGCTCTTCCTTGGCGATTATGTACCTGCATCTGTTTATCCATTGAACGACTTCAATGGGAACCTCGCGCATCTCTCCATTCCTATCAGGCGTGTATATCTTCATCTTATCATAGTTCAATCTCATTTGTATATCCCCCATGTACCGTCAGGTTTCTCTCTCGAGTGCACGAGCATCGTGAGCATCAAGTTGAGTTGACAGAAGGCACTGCCCCATCCGTTGCGTGAGTCGTACTCCCTGATGCCAGCCTTGATTGTCTTCGGGCCGAGCAGGATACCATTAATGTTCTTGATGTTCTCAGGGTGCGACCTGTACTTGCTCACCTCTTCAAGCACAGTGCTGTAATCTCCATCCATGTACTTCTTGGTGACATCAATGAGGAACTGCACGATTGCAGCCTCAGCCTCTGCACCCGTCATGCCGCTTAGGGTAGAGAGTCCTTCCTCACCGAAGACGTCATACCACAAGTCAGAGCGATTGAACGTGTAGTTCAAGTCAACGTAGTCATCACCGTCAGCGTGTTGTATGATATCATAACTCATGCTGTCACCCCCATCCACCAGTGTGGTGCATCTGTTCCCTTCTCCCATTTGGCAAAAGTCTTGCTGTGGTAGTAAGCACGGTACGCCTGCACCGCATCCTCTTGCTTGAACTCATCAGGCATGGCTTGAGCGAACGGTGTCAGCCTGCCGTTGGGCAGTCGCCAACTCATACCATTCATCTGACCAATCGCATTACCGCAAGCATGCTCCTTTCCGAATCTCATGTAGTATTCACCAAGCAGTCCGATGGCATGGTTGGCCAACCAATCGAAGTTGTGCCATGAGTCACCCGCCCACACAGTGCATGGGTGATATTTGTAACCCCCCAAGTATGGCCGTCCGGCCTTCGTCAACGGCATCTGACTGTCGACAGCACCGTGCCTACGCAGGGCTGATGCCATCATCTGCGCTGACTCCACAATCATCTTTGGGATGTGCTTGTCGCACATCATCTCAGATGCTCTGATTGGATTCCTATCTAGTACGAAGATGTTCATTCCTTTTCCTCCAGCATTTGTTTCATTGTCCATTCACAACATGAACAACCCTCTACCAAAGGGCAAGTGTCGTGGTGTTCTTCTTGACATTCCGGACATCTCTCGTCTTCCCATCTCTCGTCTTCCTCACCTTCCGATTCAAGTATCAAATCATGAAACTCCACTGCTGTTTGGTCATCCATAACTTCCTGTGCAAAATCAAGTCTCTTTTCTAACCGCTTGAGTTCTGCTAGGAGAAGTGGTGCGTCTGCGATGAGTTGTGTATCTATCCAATTCCCATTTACCATTCTTGCTACGCACACATCGCCCTCTTCACCATAGGCATCTATGTGGAGATACTTACCCCCTCCATCGTCATCAGCATTCCACGGTGCAGGTGTGTGTCCTTCGTACTTGTCTGTGTCAATCATTCAATCACATCCCGTATCATCGCACCCATCTGACCTGAAAGGTCATTAGGCTCTCCAGTAATCTCCATGATGTAGTCCAACAAGTCCCCGTAGTCGTATGTTCGATGGTTGTTCGCATCCAAGTACATACTCACACCGACATACCTCAAGCAGTTCATCAACCGCTCGACTTCTGCTAGGAGAAGTGGTGCGTCTGCTATGAGTTTAGTATCAGGCATGTCGTCAGTCAATTCACCAACCCATAATGGCCCAAGTATTCGCTCATACCAAGTGTCTCCAAAATTACTTTCATCTTCATCACTCACCACACATGACCCTTCCACTTGAGGATGGTTAAGCAGCGCCTTCCACGGCGCAGGTGTGTGTCCTTTGTATTTCTCTGTGTCAATCATTCCTTATCACCTCCGGGTATCCAACAGGAGACATACCCATACTCCTCGCCACCATAGCGAACAAGGTAGATGTCCTCCTCTGCTATACCCATGTACTCCACTAGGTGTTCCACGTTCTCTTCCCATCCACTGGATGAGAACATGACGTACCCCTTCATGGGTGGTTCTAGTTTGTCCCTCATCTCCCATATGACCGCATCGGATATGTAGCCATCATCAATACTCATGTGTCGGTAGTCACTCATTCCTCATCACCTCGCAGTGCATCCAGTACGTAGTCCGCTGCCTTCTGCGCATCGCTGAACGCCTTGTCCAATGCCCTGTCCTGTTCGTTGCAAGCCTTGAGCCATGATTGTAGGTAGGCTATGTTGTTGGCATTCTCCTCCATCACTGCACCCGGCTTGAACTCACCACCTAGGCTCAGTGTCACAATCAGTGCACCCATCTCCGCAATCAGTTCCTCGAACGCATACTCAGGTGAGCCGAACTTGTTCTTCAATGCCCTGTTCATCCTCGTCTTGTACCCAGTGGAGTGGACTGCTTCGTGCATGGCAGTCATCACTTCACCCAGCGTGTCGGTGAATGCTTCGTGTGGTGGTAGCACCACGTCATCCTCATCGCTGTTGTAGTAGGCTCGGTTGCCCTTGCGCTTCAAGTCAAGGCTAGACTGAGAGTCTATGTACTGATAGAACTGCTCCATCATCACAGACTCAGGCACTACCTTGTGTGGCTCGACGACTGGTGCCTCGTAGTTCTCGCACTGCTCGACGCACCATACCTCGTACCATCTTGTCAGGAAGGATGTGCGTACCTCGACCTCGCCCTTCTTGTTCTCCTTCTCGTAGGTTCCAGTCTTGAAGTACTTGATGGGTATGCCACTGCCGTTCTTCAATCCCTTGACAGACAAGCCAGCATCAATCAACTGCTTGCGTGTGCCGAACCGTAGGTCAGTCCATCCCTCACCCATGCCGAAGACCCAGAGGGTAATGATGTTGCCACCCCGGTATGCCTTCTTGCTCTTCAGGTTGATGGGCATCCCACCGCCACCACCGACCCATGGCTTCTGCCAAGGCAGGTTGCTGTCCCTGATACCCTGCGCTAGGTTCTCGAACCAGCGCTGTCTGTTCACCTCGTCCTTCTTCTTTCCATATGCTTTTCTTTCTTGTTTGTTCATTGTCATGTTGTCTCTCTCCTTTTCATCTCCTTTCCTTCTATTCCCTTTTATAGTCAAGTCTTCATCACTCCTCCTCGAAGTGTGACTTGGCCACACCTATGTTCTGAAGCATGTCCGCAGGCATCTCACCTGCTTCCACCATAGCCTCAAGCAGTGCCACTGCAAGGCCCTGCCTCATCTCCATATCACCACCGTCAAGCACAGCGGACACTACCTCTCTCTTCTGCTCGACGACCCTATCGAATCTCTCATCGATAGTACCAGCGACAGACAGGTAGGTAGCCCACACCGTGTCACTGTCCTGTCCAATCCTGTTCACCCTATCCTCGGCTTGCTCCTCCCATCCGGGCACCCACTCACGCTCGATGAACACCACAGTGTCCGCTGCTGTGAGTGTCAGTCCTTCCTTCGCTGCCTGTGTGCTACACACCAGACCATCAAGCGCACCTGATTGGAACAAGTCCACCATCTCTTGCCTCTTCTGCGATGCCACATCACCGGTTATTCTACCCCATCTCGTGCCAGCGAATCTCTTGTCATCATTCAGTCCCTCGATGAGGGATGCACTCACATCCTTGTGGTGAGTGAAGATGATGACAGGCTTGTTGTCAGTGATGTCCCTGTACTCAGCGACCCAGTCAAGCGCAGCGCTCACCTTGAGCCTACCACACTTGTGCCTGAGTTTGGTCAGCATGTTGAGAACGAACCCCGCTGGCATGTCGTTGTTCACCTTGTGCTGTTCGTAGTCCCTCAGCCACTTGGCTGCGTACTTCTTGTAGTCAGTCATCTCTGCGCTGGTAGGTGTGACTGGTACGAACTGTCGTATCTTGTCCGGTAGTTCCTCCAGTACCTCCTTCTTCAGCCTGCGAATCATCACATCCCTCAGTTTGGAATGCAACTCATCGATGTTGGTAGCACCGGTGAAGTCCCAGTGCCCCCATGAGTTCTGATGCGCACCGCAGTACTGCATAGCGTATTGGAAGAAGTTAGAGTACTCCGCTGGCCTGACCATGTTCAGTGTGTTGAACAACTCCACTGGTCTGTTTGTGATTGCAGTACCACTGAGAGCGAGGATGCTCTCACACTGTTGAGCCAATGCGACTGTGGCTTGAGTCCTCTTGGCCTTCTGGTTCTTCAGGTAGTGGCACTCATCCATGATGATGGTCTTGTACCCCACGGCCATGAGTTCGCCTTGCTTCTTGCTCATCAGGTCGTAGTTGATGACGGTGAAGTCAGCATCACGTACCTCATCCTTGCCGTTGACAACCACATCACTAGGGTGCTGGGGCAACCACGCCTTCAACTCCTTGAGCCAATTGTACTTGACGTTGGCAGGACAGACCACCAGCACAGGCCAGTGCTCCTGATGCAAGACACAGTAGGCGATGGCTTGGATGGTCTTGCCTATCCCCATGTCATCTCCGATGATTGCCTTGCCATCAGCCAACTCAGCGAAGCGCACACCTGCATACTGAAAGGGATACAACTCATGCCCCTCGGGGAACTCTCGGTCTAGTCTCTCCTTCATGTCAGCCACGATGTCTTCATCGCTCAGGGATGAGGCACCGCTGATGCTGATGCGCTCCGCCCTCACCTTGTTGGCTTCCTTCAACTCAGGCATGGCATCCATGATGACGGTGAGTGGATGCTCAGGCCCAAGCCTGTTTATCAGGTGGATGGTCTCAACCATGGGCACAGCCCACTCCTTCGTACCCTTCAACCACTTCCTGTTGTTGGTGGCCTTGACTATCTCCCTCGTCCTCACCTCATCGTAGGGTACCATGATGGCTACGGCATCTCCCTCGATGCGTACTGCATACTCTTCCTTCTTGCGAGCAGGGGTATCGTCCAACCCATTGGCATACAGAACCAAGTCAGCAACCTTGAGTCCATGCTGTGCCATGATACCCGCTCCCTTGAGTATGACATCCTTGTCTCTCTTGAAGTGCATACCATAGTCAGGCTGATATTGAAACTCCGGGAACGACACTTTGTTCTTAAGGTCAAGGTACAATTCACTCCGGTGCCCAGACCATTGTACTGCGAGCCTGTTGTTGGTGAAGTTCTTGTTGTATTTGTTGGACCAGAAGGATGTCTCAATCTCCTTGAAGGTGATGAGGTCAGCCGTCTCCGCCGACACTACCGACAACTCCTCCACCATAGCATCCCAATCGTCAGGCATGGTCAGTCCACACTCGCTGAATGCCCTCGGCATCTGTGTGTTCCTGTACTTTCTCAGTCTCTCAGCACACCTGTGTATCTGCTCTGCATTCAGTTCATCCCTGTGCGACATCCTCTCCAAGAAGTCCCAATCAAACTTGTTCGGACCTTGCCCGTCGTAAGCATCAGGCGCACCGTAGGATACGAACTTCTTCACAATCATGTGCATCTCTTGTGCGTTCATTGTACCATCTCCTTGGATGCACGGTAGTCTCCCTCGGTCACCACTGGGTCATCCTGATGTTCAGGGTGCGTGCTGACGAAGTACACATCTTTCCAATCGTAGGTTGTATCACCGATGGTAAAGTACCAATGCCATTTCTTTTGGTGTAGATAACCAATGGGCATGTGCTCATTCAGTCTTGTTTTCGTGGTGACTGTCCGCCACCCCGCATCCAATGGGATGAAGCCATCAGGGTATATCTCCATGATGACATGGTTGTGCAACCTGATGGTGTAGTACCCATCGTTGTCATACAACCGTGTGTTGTTCCCAATCGGCTTGCCCTTCACAGGGTTCCTTGCTGTCTTCATTATCTCTCTTGCTTGTTCATAATTCATCTCAATCATCTCCTGTTCTACTATTCCCTTTTATAGTCACCATCAAATCACATCCCTCTCGTAGGTATTCGGGTTGCCCATCTCTCGCTCCGTCAGCGCAGCATCCCTCTCGTCCTGCATGTCCTGCCTGTACTGGTCGCTATTGCGGTATGCCTCGTACTCCTTTATCGACTGCTCAGTCTCGTAGTCCCGAGTGGTCACGTTCCTGACCTCTATCCTCTTGAAGAGGCAGCGTGATACACTCCCATCGAAGTCGTTCCCGCTCTGGTCAATCAGCAGTTCGGGCGGGCTCAGCGTACCCATCACCATCCTCTCTGCTATCGCCAGCACGTCGTTCATGCTGGGCAGGGGAATGCAGTGCTTCCACGTGGGTATGTCCCTCACCACATCTACCAAATCGTCCAGCGGATTGTGTATGGGGTCGAGCCTGTGCTTGCGAGAGGCAAGGGCGACATCACCGATGCCCTTTGGCTTGTACGAGGGAGTGGCCGTGAACATCAGGCACTCCCAGTACAGCGCGTTCTTGTAGTCCTCGAAATAGCCACTGCCATCCATGCTCCATGCGTACAGCCTCTCGTCGAAGTCGCTGGCAAACTCGTCCTCGCCACGCAGCACAGGCGTGTGGTCCATCGGTGGCAGACCAGCGTAGCCCTGCCGTGACACCGTGTTGAAGACGTGGTCGCACAGCATGTCGGCCAACTCCCTCGCCGCCACCTGCTCGTCAGTCATGATGACCGTGCTCGACCGCTCGCTCACGTGCTCCTGACCCATGTCATCCAGCCACTTCTTCGTCGTGGTCGTGAATTGGTACACCACCTTCGTAGTAAGCGGGCTGCTCATTCCTCTTCCTCCTGTATGTCGCTGGTGCTCAGCGTGTCCCATCCCTGATAGGAGTACATCTTGTAGTAGTCTCCGTACAGCATGTCCATGACCCTCGCCTTCAACTCCTCAGTGCTCCTGTTGTAGTTGACCACCAAGTCAAGCAGGTGCCTCTCCACACTATTGCCATGCCCCGCGTTCTCTACCTGTTGCATCATCCTGAGCGCAGGCTGGTACGGACTCGCAAGGCGGGCCACGTTGAATATCTGATACCATGTCGGCAGTGCGCTCATTCGACCACCGCCCACGATACTATCTCGTCGTCTGCCCATATGTTGCCATCGTTGTCGGTCCATATCCACATGTCCCCAACCCATTCACCTTGTAGCATACAAGCCACAAGGGTTGCCGTTCGTGCTTCTTCATACTGTTCTGTTTGTTCAGTCATCTTTCGGTGAATTACTATTCCCTTTTATAGTCGAAGCCGACACCGCCGGGGCTCGGTGTGTATAATCCTGTGGACACAGGCGAGCAGTGCAAGTGTTTCCAATGTGTGCAACGATTCGTCCGTACAAATGCGCATCCGTGTTGTTTCTTATTATCCCTTACTACGTATATATCTATTGATATGTATATACAGATACAAGGAATGATAGGACACATACCCCCTTCTATGTACGTTTCACTCATCCACAGATAGACATGCATAGGGAGGGGAGAACCAGCAAGACAACACGGGGGCACACCACACCCACACCACCGCCACCGGCGCGTACTATAAGCGATGCACCTGAGTATGGCCAGCGCTGGGGCGCAGTACTACATTTTTTTTCGATAGCCTGCGCACTACCACCCGTATGGTTGGAGCGAGTGTCACGAATCGTGATACGAGCGACGTCCCGCAGGGCGACAACGGCCCGCGCCAACGCGAGAGCGCGCGATAAAAAAAGCCCCCGCGCCAACACGGCGCAGGGGTGGGGGCCACCCCCCGGACCCGGAGGCCCGAGGGGGGTTGCGTGAGTCCGTCGCGGGGTTGCCCGCTCAGGAGTGCCAGCCGAGTTGTCCGGCTAGGGGCACCGCGTCGATGCGGGCCTGAAGTTCGGCTTTGGTGCCGGTCGCGGTTAGGCTCAGTTGCTTGCACCTGTCCACGAGGACCGCCTTGGTCACGGTCGCGGTCTGGGCCTCAGCGACCACGGGGGCCGGTGTTGCCTGCTGGTCCTTGACCATGATGCAGTCGGCGCGGTACTCCTTGCGCAGTTCGTTGGCTCGGGCCTCGTCCTTCCACCAGTCGCCTCCGTGGTCGGCCCTGATGGCCGCGGTCGCGGTCTTCTTCTTGCTTGGGCCGATGGTCCCGGATGGCACGTGAATCCATCCGCCGGTTGCCTGAATCTTGGCTTGGTCACGGGCGGACCTGATGGCTTTGCCTGCCTCGGTGTATCTGCTGGTGCTTGCGTTCAGAGCCTTGGCCCATAGGGGCGAGCCGTTGTGGGTCAGTCCGAGCGCGGACTTCGGGTTCGTTGGCAGGTCATCGGCGTATCTGGTCGCGCCTTTGGCCTGAGCGTGGCAGGCCGTGAGTAGGGCCTTCGCTTGCGCCTTGGTGTACTTGACGGGGGAGTTGTCGGGTGTCAGGATGATGAAGCCCTGCTCCTTGTGCAGGGGTATGCTCACCCCCTTCCCCGAGGCTACTGCCTCCGCAAGCGCCTTTAGCGCGTCGTTCGTTCTTATGGCTGGGTGTACGTCTGATGTGTCAGTCATTTCGCTTCCTCCACCCCGTATCTTACTATTCCCTTTTATAGTCAAGGCTCCAAATCATGCAGGTGCGTCCCGTTGGCGCACACAGATGGCTCAAGTTAGAAGCAGGCACACACAGTATACCAACCGTATGGGTGGGGAGTCCACGTTAGGGTGTACGGGTGAAGTGGCGCGTCATGCTGGCGCTTGTGGGTAGCGTCACGCTGGTGTGGTGGTGGCGGTTGTGGGCATAGTGCCGACGTGTACGCTTGCCCCCCACCACCACCGACGACGACGCCCCCGCCATATCACGGCAGTGTGACGCTCGCAGAGCGTGACGCTGACACCTATCCACGAGTCCAGCGTTGGCGGTTGCGTTGGCGGAGCGCAGTTGCCCGTTGGCGCCACCCCCACCACCGCCCCTTAGCATGACGCAGTACCCCGTTGGCGCCGGGGGCTTAGCCGGAGAATGCGTTGGCGCCATGCGTTGGCGCTCTTATATGACCACACACGGCGCTCGAATAAAAAATAAAAAATTAGAAAAAAACCGGTGCACAAAGGAAACTTAGAAATCTTGACCCCTATACGGGTCATCGTGGCTGTCGTCGGGAACTCACTATTCGTTCGTTCTACTGTTGATACTACCTCCCATGCCGAAGCGGGCTACGATGCATTTGTCTTTCTGAAGCAGGCGGCAGTCACACCCAATCTACCCAACCTGTATCCGGAGTTGCCACCAGAGCAGACCACGTTGGGGCAGTTCTTCCCTGAGGCGCCTAGTCGATACGGGCCGATGACGTATGTCAGAACCAACAGGATGGGGGACATGCCTGCGATTCAGAGTCAGGGACTCGTGCCGCAGAGCCAACTGGGTGGCCACAACGAGTATTGGGATACGGATGAGGGCCTCTTCAGTCCAGAGGACAAGCAATTCGACATGACCAGAGGCGGCGGCAAGGGGTTCTTCCTCACGAAGCCGCACCCACGCAACATAAGATACGCATCCACTGGTGCTGACAAAGGTGGTCAGGGTCTCGTCGGTGTGCGCATGAGCCCAGAGGAAGCGAGGCAGATGGACATGCAGACGAGGACAGCGGATGAGTCACCGGAGGACCTGCCTGAGATGCTCATGCATGAGGGGATACCACCAGAGAGGCTTGTCATGATGCCGCAGCCCTCGAATGTCGCACGAGGTGTTGACTACCATGACCCGTCCACGTATGAGAACGTACCACTGACACCGACAAGGCTAGGTAGGGAGAGATACGGAATAGACTCTGGTTTCGTGGACAGGAACGCACCACCCGAAGCACAGGGCAGGGCATTCAACTTCGATGAGTTACTGGGGGAGTTCTGATTTACACGTACTTCTCGATGGAGTGGGACTTGTACTACAACCAAGGTGAGATGTACAGGGGGGACTAGGGCATGGGACCCTTCAACCAAGCGTGGACCTTGTTCAAGGAGTACTATCCAGACGACATAAGCGACGACGATTACGAAGAGGCTGAGTACGCGCAGAACCCCCAATGGCCACACAAGAACTGGATGAGTTCACCGCAATGGCCTCAACTGTGTGACTTCGTCTTGGAGGGTGTTGATGACAACGGCTGTGGTAGGGTAATAGATGGTGAGAGACTCACGGGTGTACCCATGATGAGCGGTCATGCGATGTGCCACGACTGTCTCAGGGAATTGGCAGGGCCACCACCGACGATGACCCTACAGGGCACGCCTAATTTGCAGGATGACAGTTGGCAGGACTCAATTGAGAGAGGAGAGCCAATGAACCTCTTCGACCAAGCGTGGGCCTTGCTCAAAGCGCTACCAGAGCAACAACTCATCCAAAGGGACGCAGGAGACCCTGATGCTTACATGAGCATGGGTACAATTCACCCGCAGATTGCGAGTATGATTCGCAGACTCTTAAGGGAACGTGATATGCAAGGGCCGTTTTACGAAGGGCCATTACCACCACAGGGGCAAGTGCAGAGAATGCGGAGACCAGAACTGGATGAACCTCATGGGTATTATCCACCTTTAAGAGGGGGATATTGAATGTACGACTTTGAGATTTACGAGGTCGGTCCGCGAGATGGTCTCCAGAGCCATGACACGATAACGCCCACAGCGGTCAAGGTCGAACTCATCGAGGAGATTGCCATGTCCGGCATTCGCAACATCGAAGTCGGCTCGCTCGTCAACCCCGAGAAGGTGCCAAACATGGCGGACTCGGACATTCTGTTCAAGCAACTGCCGCATTTGCAGTATGACTGCGAATTGGCGATGCTCGTGCCCAATAAAGTAGGGGTGGAGAGGGCCAAAAAAATCGGGGTCGAGAACTTCAACGTGTTCTTCTCCCCTAGCGAGAGTTTCAACATGAACAACCATGGTAAGATGAGCAACCAGATATTCACCGAGTACTGCTCGGCGTTGGATGGGATACCCAAGGAGAACATCAGGGTCTACCTCAGTTGCATGTTCGGTTGTCCCTATGTCGGAAGCGTACAGCACGACCAGATGGAGAAAGCACTGCGGTGGGCAGACTCGCTTGGTAGCACCATCGTCCTATCGGACACCATCGGTTCGGCGGACCCCATGCTGATTCGAAGCGCCGTCAACCTGACGAGGGGCATTGGAATCACAGCGGACCTCGCATTGCACCTCCATCACGGACCGAGGAAGAATAGGATGTTCGACAACCTCAGCACGGCGTTCGACTTGGGCATCAGGCAGTTCGACAGCAGCATAGGTGGTATGGGCGGTTGTCCATTTGTACCGGGTAGTGGTGGTAATCTGTCCACTGAGGACCTCGTAAAGTGGTCAAATGACGAGGGACTCGATTGCGGGGTCAGGCCCGAGGACCTAGGCACGGTGACCCAGTACGTCGAGAAGAGGATAAAGCACTAGAGTCCGTTGATTGCTGTTGCTATGCCCCAGAGGATTATCAGACCCATGAACATGACTTTGACGATTGCCTCGATTATTGACCTTATTACAATCTCTCCGACGTCCTTTGCGCCGCCGCGAATCATGCACCCATCGTGGTCGAGCCGGTACTTGCTCTTTGCCGTCCCTGCTCCATGAGTTCATTGGATTTCTGACGTCTCTCCATCTCCTTCTGCTGTTGCCTCTCCTTGAGTTTGTCTATGGCCTGTTGCATACCCTCCTCGGACGTGACCTTCTCGGCAACTTTCTTGGCTCCTTGCGCAGCCATACCCTTGAGCCCCTCTTTCGTGGCTGCCTCACCAACTTTCTTAGCCCCTGCTGTAAGAGCGCCCTTGACGCCTTGTGTGGCGACTGCCCTACCAGCGGCTGCTAAGAGAGGTGCTAGAAAGGGCATCTTGAGAATGTCGGGTGTGGGGTCTGGGAGCGCAAAGGATGGGGAACGCGCAACGGTAGAAGAAGAGAAACTCGTAGGTAAACCGTGAACCCCAGAAGCCACCACGTTTGCTGCCAGATAGAATAAAGGTAATCAACATGACGTTGTCTGGCCTTGGACATGGGGCAGTCCGGCTGGTATTCGGTGCTGAAGCGGTCGTACATCGAGAACCGCCCGAAGCGTCTGGCGCAGGCCAAGGTACAGAGACTTGCACGTAAGACGAAAACAAGGAAAACGAAGGCTAGATATGCCCGTGCCCTATCCCGTGGCACCGTAAGACCGCGCATGCGGAGGCAAACAGGGCTTGTGAGAGTTAGCAGAAAGAGGTGATGGGATGGCAGATGGGGACGTCAAGGACTATGCGGGGGAGAAGAAGAAACCCTCGATAGCCCTTGTCGTCTCGGTCGGCCCCAAGATGCCCAAGAAACCAGAGGACACATCCAAGCCGGATGAGCCTATGAAGAAGGCATGGCATACCCTCGTCGAGCATGTGGGGACCTATGAGTTATCGAAGAACATGCCCTATCACAACGTAAGAAACTTCAACCCGGCTCAAGCGGGCATGGACGGGCTCGATGAAGAGGGCAACTACCCTACTTACGACTCAGACCCCAGAAAGCACATGATGCCGAAACCATATACACCTCAGACGATGCAAGAGGCTACGGGTCAGACTGAGAGAGAAACTCCCATCTATCAACAAAGAATGCCATCGCCACAAGAGGGAATGAGAAACATGATGGCGGACGGAACACAGCATTCTCCCGGTCAGCAAAGCATGATTGACAGAGCCACCGAGATGCTTAGGCAGCAGAGAAGGATGAATGGTGAATGAGTGGGAACTGGATTCAGAAGAGCCTAGCAGAAGATGAGTCATGGGCAGAGCACGAGACCTGTGACTGCTGCTCTCCTATGCAACAAGCCTCTGTAGCCCTCCTTGATGACTATTTCGAGAAAGCGAAAAAAAAACCGTTTCACGGGTATAACCCAAAGCGCCACCACAAGAAGGGCGGGCTCAACCAAGCGGGTCGTGACAAGTTCAAGCGAGAGACAGGCGCTAACCTGAAGCCACCAGTCACGACAAAGCCATCCAAACTCAAGCCCGGAAGCAAGAGGGCGAAAAGAAGAAAATCCTTCTGCGCTCGCATGGGTGGTAGTAAGGGTCCTACGAGCAAGGACGGTAAACTAACTCCTAAAGGTGCGGCATTAAAGAGGTGGAACTGCTAATGGCCAAATCAGATGCACCTAATTACAGGAAAGCCACCACAGGCAAGAAGTGCGGCAACTGCAAGGCTTGGGATTCTAGCAAGACCGATGACCCCATGACCGGGTATTGCGAGTGGTACGACTTCAACTGCCGTGCAGACCATGTCTGTGATGCATGGGCACCGATGAACATGAGGAAAATGGTGGGTGTCATATGATAGATTCTTGTGGTTGTGGTCACTGCGTCGGCATGGATGTGGCGTGGGACTCACTCGAAAAGAAACTCTGCCCCGAAGGAAAAGCCGCTGCGAAAAGAAAATTCAAAGTTTACCCCTCTGCCTACGCTAACGGATGGGCAGTTCAATACTGCCGAGGAAAATTCCGAAAGAAGGGGAAGAAGAAATGACCGACCGTTGCACCTGCCACGATACGATAGTCGTGAAGAACCTGAATCGCTGGTTCAAGGAGAAGTGGGTAGACGTATCGAGGAAGGACAAGGACGGAAAGCACCCGCCGTGCGGAAGGGGCAAGGCGAAATTGAGTGGCAAAGGCTATCCGAAGTGCAGACCATCAGTGAAAGTCTCAGAAAAAACACCCAAGACATCTGGGTCGATGTCGACTGGTCAGAAGAGAGCAGCGACCAAGAGAAAGAGGGCTAAGAAGCAGGGTGTCGGTGGGAAGCCGACGATTGTCAAGATGGTCGGTGTGCTGAAGGCTAGGGAACTCTCACCTGAGGCACGTCGTCACAAGTTGGAGTACGATAAGAAGTACGAGTCGAGTCCGAAGCGAGTCAAGTATCGTGAAGAACTCAATCAAGAGAGACGCCGCAGGGGCATCTATGGTTCAGGTGACCATAAGGATGTAAGTCACACACAAGGTGGGAGGCTCACGTTAGAGGGGGAGCACTCGAATCGGGCTCGGCACTTCAAGAACCGAGGGACTCTGCGGGTGGTTTGATGAACCCCTTCGACCTAGCATGGAACGTCTTGAAAGATTATGGTCATGCTCAAGAGGTATACGATGCCTTGATGGAATGGGAGGATACTCCCCACATGGAGGAGGCCCGCCATGTATACCAACATGAATCGGAGTTTGACAAATATACTCCTCAACATCACGCCGATAGGTATGTACAATTGGCTATGAAGGAATTAGGCATACAGGGCGACCCTATTTCCGTAGCCTCTAACGAGCCTGATAGCAGCCCCTATCAACCCGGACAAAGACAAAGGTTCCATTACACCATGCCTGATGGTTCCCCTCTTGGTCTTTCTGTGATGGAAGACCGTGACATTCACCCTGCTTTCGGAATGAATCGGGTAATGAGTATCTTTGGCTCACCTGTGAGCGACCCCTCACTGATGGGAGAGGGCTAATGCTTGATTCCGATTATTCTTAATAAACGTCTATACCTATAAATAAATATAACTATATGTATAGACAATACATTAGAATTTTTAGACATTACAGGTCGGCTTTCTGGTCACAACCCTTATGATGGCACCCTATGTGCCAGATACGAGGTCAGAGGTGATTGAAGTTGAATGAAGGTTCGCAAGATATGAAGATGACAGGGCTAATCTTAGCCCAATCTGCGCTAGTTGGAGTGGCTGTCGGTGTCTATGACGCCGGTATATGGCTACCCGCTGGCTCCGCTGGAGACTCTTGGGTAAATGGAATGACGTATTCCATGGGTGCATTGGCTGTACAGACAATAGCATACTATTTCTTCAAGATGTTCTTCGAGCAGCAGATGCAAGAGAGAGTGCAAATGGCAGAGATGCAGAATCAAAGGACGAAGACGATAAGGCAACAGCAGATGGGATTCGACCAGAGAAGAATGGATTTGGAGATGAGATTGCAGGAAGCACAGTTGGAGAACGAACTCCGTTGGATGGCTGAGAATCCAGACAAAGTGTCCCCGTCATTCAATAGTGGCGCTTTCTCCGGTCTAGCGACTGACTACCATAGCAATTTCAATCCGGGCATACCGACCCATCAGGCATCAGAATCGCAGCCCTTGGACTTGGGTCTGAACGCCATGGCTGATGAGTTAATCAGAGAAGACATCCCTAGAAAGAAGGATGGGTCGCCAGACTTAAGGTACAAGGCCAAGCGTGGCGGTAACTGATGCCGCTACCCGGAATACTCGGAATACCCGGAATAAAAGGCCCCAGACTGTTTAGAAACGTCGCTGATGATTCCGTAGAGGAGACTCTCAGAGCCATGCACATGGCGAATACGGTCGATAATACCTATGAGTGGGGTATAGGATGGGTACGAACTCTTCTTTTCACTGCTGCTGGTATGCTAGGCATCTCAGCCGCAGAGTACTACTGGACTGACATCAGCCTTTGGGAGTTGACTGTGAACTGGGGTCTTGAGCAGGTCCAGAGATTTGCAAACTGGTTAGTTGGCTTAGTGTCCTGAGGTGATAGCCCGTGGCGGCGATGGCAGGGAGTGCATTAGTTGGCGCAGCGCTTTGGGGCCAGCAGATATACAATAACTGGAAATCCAGACGTGTCGGTATCTACGGGGCATCAATGGTCGGCAAGACCACTCTCGACAGGTACATGACCACCCCCGGTGAGATGGAAGAGATTCCTCTCGAGGAGAGGACAAACCACTTCAAACTCCTCACTCGATACATTCTGCCCAAACCAACTCGCAAAAGACTACGTTGGCAGGGTGAGAGAAGAGTCGTTCATTCCTCTGACATAGGTGGTGAGGACAGATTCTGGAACCTTTGGGTGGATGACATGGTAGCGAGGCAATGCGAGTTCATTATCTTCATGTTCGATGACCGCGCCTTCAAGGGTGGTGACGATGCTCTTCAGCAGGTTGCTGGATTCAAGTATCTAGTCGATGCTATACTCTTTCGCAACTACAGATACAGAAACGTCAAGAGTTGGTGGAAGGGAAAGAAGTACGCACCAAAGCAACTGTTGCTAGTGGCGAATAAGGCTGATAGGTTCTTCGATGACAAGGCAGCAGTGCTCTGGCAACAAGGGAGAATAGGCGAGCACAAAATTTTCGACCCGTTCAGAGATGATTTGATTCGCTTACAGAAAGCGGGGGTTCCCACTAGACGTGCTTTTATGGCCACTAGAATAGGCTGGAACGTCGAACAAACACTATTCGACATGATGAACTATTGAAAGTGACCTCATGAGTGACCTTTTTGGTGTGTGGCCCACTCGGAGTGGCATGGGTAGGAGTGTCACAAGGACTTCTTTGACTTCCACAGGCACTGGTTCTCTACGTACTACTGTCCCTTCTTGGATAGTAAAGCAGTTCGACTTGTCCACTGGAGACAAAATAGAGTGGGAATTGAGGGTTGAGGGAGAAACCATGATAATTCGTGTATGTCCGGAGGGTAAGGGGGAGTAAGCGGTGATGAACAACTTAAATCCATTCTACGTGAACAATCAACAGAGCATTGGGCAGATGAACGAGGCCGCTTTGATGGCCATGGCGCAACAAGGCAATCCACAATTCACGCACGGTGCATTACTAGAGCAACAGGCTGCACAACAGCAAATGCAGAAAGTTGCCATGGAGAAGAACATCGAGGTACCAAAAGTCAATTTCTACCCTTCAAGGCATCCTGACCCCAGAAAAGCCAGAAGGCAGGACATCAAGCAGGCTTACAGACTACTAAAACCGACAAAAAGGTCAATATTAGACCCTAGAAGATGGTTGAGGCTTAGTCCCTATAGGTATTCTAAGGACACAGGAACATGCGTGATAGACGGTTGCAATGTCAAAGACCTGATACAACATGATAATCTATACGCCAAAATCTGCGATGATGAGACAGGCAAGTCGCTGTGGGAACTCTACTGGCAAAACCCAATCACAGGAGAAGCAGAGGCATTCGTAGCAAGGGAAGGCGTGACTAGCGGTCGAAAGATGAGAGGGACATACTGCCCAGAGCATCTGCACTTGTATCACCTACTTAGGAAATGGGAGGAACAAGAGGAAGCGGAGGCAGAGATGAAACCCAGTCGATTCAGAGACAAGATGCGAAAGGGAGTCAGTCTAGTTTCAGTCCCGGTAGCAACTCTCGCTGGTACAGACACCGGACCACAACATCCTTTGGTAGACAAGTACGAACCCTTCTTCGCTGAGATTATGGCGGATTCCAGAAGGAGCAAGGGCATAAGTGTCCAGTTCTACGCGAATCCAGAGACCGAGGAGAACGACCTCACGGTCATCACTTTCGATAACAGGATGTTCCAGAAGGAACTACTCGACATGAAGACACCGACTCAAGCCTTCCAAGAGGTTTTGATGCAGCAAGCAGCGCAAATGCAGCAGACACCACCACAAGCCCTAGTCAACCAACAGACTCAAGTGAGCACCCCCACTCCCAATCAAACAGCGGAGGGTGTGCAGTAGATGATGGGCTATGGTAATCAACAGCCATCAACTGGTGGTAATGCCCTCAATCTATCAATGACCGGTGCCCCGATGGGTATGGGTGCTAGTATGGGTAATTCCATGATGGGTAATGGATACTCAGCACCAGCAAACAACTGGTACGCGCAACAACAGCAACCCAATCTAATGTCAGCGTTCCTAGGTAGTGCTACTGGTATGGACCCGCAATACGCACAGAATGGCATGATGCCACCCAGTGAGACTGAGATTCTAGTTACCATGCTCAACACACAGTTGCCAGTGGAGAGGTTCGTCCAGAGCAACACTTTCAATCTGGTTTTAGATATACTCGGACAGATGATGACCTTCTCAATCCTGAACGTCTTGAAAGAGGCATCCTTCAACTTCGATGATGAACTAGGCGTCTTCAAACTGGACCCAACATCGCTACCAACCCAACTCCAGACCATGAGTCCTGAGAATATCATGGCTCAGATGAGCGGTCTACAGAATGACGTCAATGGTGCAGTCAGCAACGCTGACACACTAAGGATGCAGACTATGCAGAGAGCCGAGTCAAGCATGTTGCAAGGGGCACTTCAAACTGCTATGGCTGACCCCGGTATGATGCAAGGCGCTGCTGAGGCGGGTGGCTCGTTCATGAGGAACCTAATGTTCGGAGGTAGGGCATAATGATGAACGGCGGTGCGATACCAATACCAAGGCAGTTCGCAGACATGTCGATGCAGATGCTCGCTCCCAAGAGAAGCGTCATAGTCGATATGGTGATGGTTCAACTCATCAGCGCCATAGTGATATTCGTCGGCATACTCCTGTTCAAGGCAAATGAAATCAACCAGTCGGAGATGACCATGATGGTAGTAGGGGTATTTCTCTCTCTTTTTCTCTTGACGTCAGTATACCATAGGATTACGCGGTTCTAATTAGGCAATGTTAATTGCCGCCTCCCTATACGGCACCATCGTGGTTGAGCGCAAGCCAGTCGTAAAACGGTCGTGTCCCTTCTGCACAAGCGAGCAGAGAGATGAGTTAGAGGAATCTCTCAAGAACGGTGAAACAACCTGCATGAGGATAGACAAGGAGATGGGTTGGAGAGCCAATACAGCAGACCGGCACTTCAGAAATCACATGGGTCAGTATCACATGGCGTCTAATCCATCATGTGTCCTGTGCACTCATACCAATCGTGCCTCTTTCGAGCACAGATTCTTCTCCAATGGAGCGGAATCAGAACTAATCGCAGAGGAACTAGGCATCAAAGAGGAGTCAGTTCACCACCACATGAAGTTCCACTTCCAGCCCCTAGTGCAGAAATCAGCAGCGACTGAGGTAGCAATCACAGTAGGACAAGAAGCAAACGTCATGAGAAGCAATCTCGAAAGGCTGAACTCGAAATTTGACGAACTCATGAGCGAGTCATCCGTGCACGAGGAGGGTTTCATCAGAAACGCAGTCTCACTACACAAGGAAGTGAGAGAGTCATTGAAAGACCTAGTCAGGCTACAGACCACATGGGGTACCACCAGTGAGGGTGCTCAGGTCAATAACACAATTAATATCCTTAAAGTGGAACTAGCAAAGGAGAGTCCGGAGAGTTGGAAGAGAATCAAAGCGCAATTGCAGGAGCAAGTGGAGGGTATGAAGCAATGATGGTCAGAACCATAGACCTCATGCAGGTCTCCCATCCGGGTTTTCGTTTACTTCAAACTGATAACATCGACGTGTATGATGAACTCCCTCTCTTCATGGAATACTGCGTCATCGTGTGTAAAAGGTTCAAGTTCTATGCCAATAGGAATCATGAGCACATCACTATGATGTGTCTCACTGATGTGCTTGCGGCTCTCGACAGGATGTCTGAGACAGATGAGCCAAGCGAGATACTCCCTCTCAGGCAGGAAATCAAGGAATCAGCAACTAAGTTCAGAGACCTGTGCGAGGATATGGCTAGTTGCATAATCAACGAGTCAGTCGCCGCTGACTTCTACATGAGACTAGGGCACAAGACCTTCGATTACTGCTTGAAATACGCTGGAGTTGATGCTTGATGCCACAGGGAACAGGCGGCATGGGCACTGGTAGCGATACCAGAATCTACAATCCACGAAGCGAATCCTCGCACATGTACGTCAACAACAACGAGGAGGACCGCCACGGTGCTGAGGATGGCAAGAACAAAGATGCCAAGATGGATAAAAAGAGGGAGAAGGACAGAGCCCGAAGGCGTCTCATGAGCAAAGTCAAGCACATCAAGGTCAGAGCAAGCGACCTAGAGGGTTTCAAGGATGAGGAGGAGGAAGGCGAGGATGATGCCGACAAGAGAGACCAAGAGCGAGAGATATCCGCACAGACCGGTCCACCCGGCAATCTCGGCTTCCTAACGAGTCTAGCGAACCAAGCCAGAGGTCCCGGTGCCGCTGGTGGGGAGATGGTTGCCATGGGAGAGCCGATGGAAGAGGCTTGGTCTGATATTCTCAAAGCAGCCCCAAGAAGAGGCGGTGGGGGAAAAAGCAGCAGAGCGCCTCCTAGAACAATGAGATTCGGCAAGGTCAGGCAGCAGAGACCAGCACCAAAGCCACGGAACATCAGTGCCACTACGGAGCAACAGCAAGCAAAACCAGTACCATTCAACCCTAATGACCTACCGGTAGCCCCGGAAGAGCCAGTCATCGGTGACCCGACCATGCCGTATGGAAAGCCGATGATACCCGGAGACACTAGGATGGACATGAGTCCAAACATGCCACCTGAATTACCCGACAAGAGAAAAGTATCCGATGAGCAGCGTGAGAGAATCATGAGTCAGATACGCGATATGGAGCAGAACATACATCCCACAATGGACAAACCCGGCTCAATCGACATACCACCGGAGGAGCGAGAAAAGTACCTGACTATGCAAGGCAACAGAGTTCAAACCGGAGAGTCGATGAAAATCGCATTCCAGATACTCAAGGAAGAGGCTCAAGGCTTCGTGCCAGACAAAAACCCCGAACCTAAAAAGGATAAAAGCGACAAGAGCAAGGAGAAGAAGGAGAAGAAGGAAAGAGGCAAAAAATTCCGTCCTTCGACTGGTCAATTCAAGATGCCACCCGGTGGCGTCAATCCAGCATCCGCCACTTCCAGAAGGGCAAAAGCGAGAAGCAGGGGAATAAAGAGCGGCCAGAAGACAGGTCTTGGTCGCTCTCACCTAGCAGTCGAAATGTCACACCGTGGTGTGCAGACCAAGCAGCCCACGTCGAAGGACCCTCAGAAGTACAGGCAATACATGGGTCAGCAGGAGAGCAGAAAGAGACTAGGTGGTGTCAGAACAGTGGCATCGACTCCAGCAAGGTTCGGTACTCGCTCATATACTGCCGGTCCGACTGGTGGGGGTAGACTACAAGGTGTGCAAAGACCTAGAAGACCTGCTCTCAAGCCACACAGGATACCACCGATAATGCCTCCCACCATGCCACCGAGACCAACAATGCCAACTCCACCACCCATGCCGGGTGCCCCGCCCGCGCCGATGCCAACAGCAGGTGTCGGTGTACAGCAGATGGCCGCACCACCCATGATGAGACCCGGCAGGCTACCATCTTCATCGGTCCAAGGCGTGATGACCGGACCCATAGGTGAGGGTAGCGAGATACAGAAGAAACTTACTCGATACGATATCATAGAACTCAGGCAACTCCTCGCTGATACTAAGAGAGCAATCAGGCAGAAGGAGAGCAAGAAGAAGGGAATGGGCACTAAAGACACAGCAGGCGCTGGCTCGAATCTTCCAAAGAACCCAGAGAATGGTCCAAAGCAGACCACTCGACCAGAGGGTGCTACCGAAGACGCGAACAACGAACCGCGCACGTTCGGCATGGACCCCATTGGAGTTTACACCAGTAGGGGAGGACGAACGCCTTGAGAGTAGGAGTCATCCGAAAGTCCTACGTAATCAGGAAGATGGGTGACCTGCTCATCAAGGGAGACGGCAACTTCGCCCTCTTCGGTGGTGGTTACCACATCCAGAGATACCCACCTGCTGATGCTCACAATGACGACCCGAACCAACCAGACGTGCCAGCATTCGCCCATACGGGTGCGCACGGTGAGCAGGAGACTGGGATACCCGGTGTCGGAAAGGTGATTCCGGGCGGTTTCGTCAGAGGAAATCACGGTGAGATAGTCTACAAGGACGAATCTGGCGGTGAGCATCTTCACGGTGTCGACGGTGTCATCCGGAGAATCGGAGAGGCGATGGTCAGAAACGGAATGCGGGGTGACCCCAAGCAGATAGTTCAGAGTGCCATAGACAGATACAACACCGCACATCCGGATGAGAAGAACCACCTACCGGACGCTGACAGCATGATGTGGAGAAAACTCGTCGTCGGTCCGTACCAGAGAGACGTCATGAACAGGGGCAACTACGGACCAGAGGGAAGGCTCATCACCACCACGACCAACAGCCACGGCCAGAATCACAAATACGGCACATTCCTAGAGTCATACTCCATACCCTTCCACAACCAGTTGGAAGAGGCGATGAAGGAGGCTGGCTTCGAGAACCCGAGACAGGACTTCAGTTTCGTTGGCAAGCCGTACATCAGGCCTGAGAACCTGCACTTCATCCTGAATCCGCAGGACAACTCCATGATGTCAGGCGCTTATCACATTCCATCTGGTCATCTACAAGGGAGTGACAGGCTGCCTCAGTCATCCACGCAGAACTTTGATGCGATGGGAATCAATGAAAAGGCATTCAAAGACCTGTACTCTTGGGACATCCTACATCATCTACCAGACACCTACTTCCTACCAAGGACTCGTTCAGCCGGAAGCGCAGGCATAGTCTCATCAGCCAACGACCACATCAAGCACGTACTCGGTCTCGATACCAGCAAGTTCGGCACTGAAATCAAGCAGAGCATGAAACTGACTGACCTCAAGGAGGAGTACAAAGGCGTACCTTTGGCATATCGCCTCTCCAACGACAAGGAGAGAATGGAACTGTTCGGTGAACTCGCAAAGTACCCAGCATTCCATGCGTTGTTCGGAAGAACCAATCGCAAAGGAAACATAACCCAGCAGATTCACGATGTCTATGCGGATAGGTACGGCGAGCAGGCGGACAAGAAGATAGAGGACTTCCTGCAAAACGTAGGATATGGGGCACCTGTGTATGGCACTGTCGACGAGCGCACTGGGCGAAAGAGGACTCTAGGTACGCAGAAGCAAGCGGCTAGAATCAAGGCTAAGATGCTCATGTCCGGAACCAGAGAGGTCGGCAAGGAGACGGATGCTAATTCCAATTTCAGGTACGATGCTCTCTCGCCTGAGGAGATAGAGCAGGCTAATCTTTCACTTAACACATCAGAAGAAGCGATGGGTGACGTGGATAGTGTCAGGAGGGTGATAGAGTACCTCGCTCACATGAACTCCATATCCAGAGGCCATACACCGAGGAGGGCAAACCCATCACAGGAGGAGATAGACAATCTAGCGCCAGTCGTGTCGAACCAACTCGTCGGCGGCTTCATGGCGGACCAGAGCCTGATGGGTGTGCCTGACCACATCCGCTCGGTATCGAGAGCAGCCCCTGCTGCTACGGCACAACCGGTCCAGACATCCCCAACAGTAGCAGGAGCACCTCAAGGACCCCCACCGGCTGCAACCCCGAGGGGTCCACCACCTGTCTCGCAACCACCAATGGCGGTCGCATCACCCACCCCAGTAGACCCGAGGCTCACACCATTCCAACAGAGGAGACAGGCTTTTGCGCAAGCCAGCCCCGCGCAGGTCGAGCAGACCATGAGGGACGTCGGTAGCATCAGACCCGGAGCGCAAATCAGCCCACAGCAGTTGCAGCAGTTCCAGCAGACAATCTCCGACCCGTACCAGACCTTCCTCACTGACTACATGAAGTCAGCAGACAGCCCAGAGGTGGCGAAAGACAGGCTGATGAAAGCCGTCGAGCAGATGCAGATAGAGGATGCCAAGAAGGACACGGACGTCCTCAAGTTCCTGCCGAAGAGAAAGATGAGCGTGGAGTCCAATTCTGACATATCCACGATGGCACACAAGATGGACATAGCACCAATCGACGTTCGCACGATAGTCTTCACGAAGGGGGACTGGACCAGAATCAGCAAGAAGTACGGATACAGCGACAAGGTCGTCAAGGTCGTCAAGACAGCATTTGGAGGCGAGTAAGTGAGTAGAGTATACGTTCTTAGAAAGCAAGATGAAAGTTTCATCCCTAACACCTTACAGACCCAAGCGGTTGTTGGCGGACCGCAGGGTGGTCTACTCATATCCCCTGAAAAGCCGATAGCACCACAGGAGGCTGGTATGCAGGCAGCCATGGGTGTGCTTGGCGACAGACAGTTACCACAACAGACACAACAAGCAGTCCAACAAGGTGCAACAACAGCGGCATCAAGAGCCAATCGGGCTGCTCTCATCGCCTCAATACTAGGCTCTGCTGGTAAAACAATCTACGATGCCTCCTTGCAAGGGCAAGCACCCAGTCTCGCTGGTATGGCATCTAGCGCATATGGTGCGCAGCAATTCCTGAGGCCATTGGCAACCAGATTCGGTGCGCAGTATGGTGCTCAAAGAGCATTCAGAGACCTCGGCTCGCCACAAGGCACTAGGCAGGCGACAATGGATGAATTCTTCCCAGCCCGAGTGGAGGGAGGACAGACCATAGCATCGCCTACTCCAGCGCCTCCCATGACTGCGGACAACACCAGACAAAGCAGCCTTGGTGAGTTCACCCCTCAACCCAAGGCCAGTGAGGATATGGCGGGTGCTTTGCAGAATGTCCTTCCCGACCCTGCAAAACAAGCAAAGGAACTAGAGGAGAAGCAGGAAGAACAGCGAGAGAAACAGAAAGAGATGAAAGAGGAAGAGCAGAGAAAACTCAATGAGGAACTAAGGGACAAGATGAATGACCAGTCCACAGGAGCGTGATATCATTTCCGATAAGGAGAACATGGAAGAGTTCATCCTCAACATGGACAGGGAGATGGCGAAAAAATCGTTTGAGTACTTCTTCACTGAGTTGCTCGAGTTCATGTACAACGACCATCACAAATCATGGCACGATGGTCTTGCGAATCACCAGTACTACTGCGTCAAGGCGTCTCGTGACCACGGCAAGTCCGTCTTCTTCATGTCCTACGCCCTCTGGATTGCGGCTTTCAAGCCCAACACCCACATCATGATATTCTCACACTCCCTAGAGCAGACGCTAGAGCACATGCGATTCATCAGGAACCTCATAGAGGGCACACCCATACTGAGGCATCTCAAGGATGATGGTGACAGATGGGCCAAGTCATACTTCAACTTCACAAACGGCTCTCGTCTGATGGCCAAGTCGGTCGGCGGTGCTACCCGTGGTTTCCACCCCGACATCGTCGTGTGTGACGATATACTGTGGGGAACCACATCCACCGAGTTGGCCAAGACTGCGGACTGGTTCTACGGTGTCTTACTTCCGGTTCTCCACCACAGCAGCAAACTGATGATGGTTGGCACACCGTTCTCTTACAACGACTTGTACGCGGAACTGGAGCAGAAGGAGACCTTCAGAGTCGAGACCTACCCTGCTATCAATGAGAAGGGCGAGGCTCTCTGGCCCGGCAGATGGGACTTAGAATCACTGAATCAGAGGAGACTCTCCATGCCTGCCATACAATTCAGCCGTGAGTATCTATGCGAGCCGATTCACGATGTTGCGAGTATGTTCCCGATGGACATCTTAGAGAAGGCCAAGGACACTAACCTCGTCTTGCTCGACAGAGCCGAGACCTTCTATAACGAGGAAGGGGAAGCGGATGGTGTCTTCGGACAGCATTTCATCGGACACGACCCTGCTATCTCATCCGACAAGAACGCTGACTTCACAGCCATGACCGTCATGAGGATAAAGCCTGACAGCGATATCAAGGAGATAGTCCACGTCGTTCACGAGAGGGGCATGTCCTCGATGGCGCAAAAACGAATGATGGTAATGCTCAACAACAGATTCAAGCCTGACCTGATAGAACTCGAGGGCAACAACTTCCAGAGGATGCTGGAGCAGGAGATGAGGGAACTAGCCTCTGACATGCCAATCAGGGTCTTCATGACCACACGCACAAAGAAAGAGTCACTGTTCATGTCGCTTCTCCTTGCGTTTGAACAAGGACAAGTCAAACTACCATACGGAGATGAGAGGAGCAGGAAGTACACCGACCAACTCATGCAGGAACTCAACAGGTTCGGTATGCATAAGAACGGCAAGTTGGAGAGTGTGGGTACTCATGACGACTTGGCTGTCAGCATAGCACTGGCGAATTGGGCGTCGAAGGAGTTCAAAGGCTCAGTAATGCTCCTCGATGATTATATGCCGGGTTTCGACAACTGGTTCAGAGGGGACCGCAAAGTCCCATCATGGATGGTGCCATAGATGAAGATGAACAACAATACAACTCACGTAAAGGATGACAATGAGAACAGGACGGTATGGAGATGAGCAACTTCTCCAAGAGTGGCGAAGGGTGGTTCGAGGACAACCTCGGCATCTCTGCCACTGACGTAGTGCACAGACTGCGGAAAGCGAGAAGGCATAACAAGGATGAGAAGCAGGACATAGACGCTCTGATTGAGGATGTCCGAACACTCAAGTCAATGGAAGTGCAGATGACTCTCAATGAGATAGACTGGGCTAACGACTACATCAAGGAGATAAGGAACTTTGACTTGTCCGACAGGAGTCTGAAGTCTCTGAGAAAGTTCTCCGACTCTAGGAAAGTCAGTCTAATCAAAGCATGCAGGCTTTGGAGAAAGGGAGAGGAGACTCTCAAGATGCTCGCAGACCACGAGGATGTCTGGGGTGATGAGGAAAGAGTCGCTTGGGTAGACTCTATGAACATGAGGAAGGATGCTAGGAAGATGTGGAAGTCCACGTTGTCCCAGATGACGAGACTCACGGAAAAGGAACAGGAGACGATAGCCAAGTGTTCTAGTCTCCTGAAGATGAACGGGCCGATGAGTGCCAGAGCACTCTTCGAATCCGACAACATCGAGAAGATGCCCGGTCTCACTGCAAACAAACTATCCAAACTGCTCTCATTGTATGGTGAGGAGGTGGACATAGTCAACGGTGCACAGAGAGGCACTTTCGTAAAGATGGACAAGAACGGTCTTGTGCTCAAAGACCCGTATGCATACGCTGCCGGATTCCTCGATGCTGACGGATATATCACCATAACCAAGAGGGGTGAGCCCCGAGCAGGGTTTATTGCCACCGGTACGAGGGGCAGGCTGCATTGCGAAGAACTCAGAAAAGTCCTTGATTGCGGTGTTCTTCAGTTGGACCAGAAGGTGTATAAGGACAGCCAGAGGAGTCAACACAGATTGCAGTTCTACTCCAAAGGTGATATCAGGAAACTACTCGACAAGATTATGCCTCATCTACAGATGAAGAAAACACAGGCAAAAGCAGTGCTTGCCTTCCTTGAGGAGGATGACTCCATGAGAAAAGAGGAACTCAAAAGGGTAGTAAGGTACTCGAACTGGAGCGACGACAAGGCAAAGAGCGAGACCCTACTCGCAGAGTGGGGCGTAAGTGCCGACGACGTTGCTAAGTGGCAGGAGAGATTGTAATGGCTGATGAAACAGAGAGGGGCCCAATAGGCCGATTTATAGACGCAATAAGGGGTCCTTTCAGGATTCGTTCGACCCCTGAGCCTCAGATGCCGTTATACACCACAGGCATACAAGAGCCTGTTCTGGCTCAGGGCATTACCATACCTGCGCTATATGCAGTGTCACACGAGAATCTGATTCTTAGGACAGTCATCTCAAAACTTCAACAGGAGATTTTCAGAAGAGGATACTACTGGGAGAAGAAGTTCCAGAAGAAATGCGTCGAATGTGATGAGGAGTATCAATTCGACTTGGATGTCTGTGATATCTGCGGTGGTGAGGTAAGAGGACCCGACCCTCATCAGACCACATACGCGAAATGGCTGTTGAGGGGCGAGAACTCGATGGAGCAGGGTTTCATGCAAGTCATGTTCGAATTGGAGAAGGACCTGAACGTCGTGGATGATGCCTTCCTCATACTCGTCAAGGATTATTACATCGACCCTGATACCGGCGAGATACAACACTATAGAATAAGAGAGGTCATTCGCGGTGACCCCATCTTCATGAGAATCATATCAGACAAGAGGGGAGTCAGAGGTGGTAGGTACAAGGTCTGCCCGATTCACAGAGACCAAATCGCCTACCCCGGACAGGAGGAGAAGTGCACTGTGTGTGGTAACCACATGCAGGATGCGCACTATGCTAACATGGCTGGTAGTGGCAAGACCCAGTATTACCTAGAAGGTGAGGTCATTCACATCAGCAAGTACTCACCAAGCAAACTGTATGGCAGGAGCCCAGTCAATACTATGTGGCGTCAAGCGATGACCTTGACCGCCATGGATAACTACATGTACACAGCATACCAGAAGAGAAGGACGCCAAAGGGTATCATATCGGTCACAACTGACAACCTAGAGTCAATGAAGTCGTTCTGGAAATCGGTCGATGAGAAGATGGAAAGAGACCCTCATTACATCCCTAAAGTCGGTATTGAGAGTCAGACCGGCAGAGGTGGAGTGAATTGGGTCAAGTTCATGGACACCCTAGAGGAGATGCAGTACACCGCTGTCAGGGATGAGATTAGAAACAGGATAGCAGCCTACTATGGTGTTAGCAGCATCTTCATGGTCGATAGCGGGAAGAGCGGTGGGCTCGGCAACGAAGGCATGCAGATTCTAGTCACGAACAGAGCAGTGGAGTTCGGTCAGAAGGTATACACGGACATACTATTCCCAAGAATGCTAAGAGAGATGGGCATAACGGATTGGAAGATTACCCTCTATCCGAATGAGGAAGAGGACGAGATTACCAGACTCAGGAGAGACGAGATGGAAGTCAACCTCGCTCAGAGGATGCAGATGCTCGGATACAAGCCTGAATTACTAGAGGAAGGAGACAGGGACATCAGGTTCTCCTACAGAAAAATACAGCCTGAGGATGGAATGCAACAGGGTATGCCACCGGGTATGCCACCGGGTATGCCACCCATGGGTGCGATGGGTATGCCACCCGGTCAGGCACCACCGATACCGGGTGGTCCTGTCGGCGCAACTGGCCTTAACCAACAACTACCACCGAATATGATGAGGCAAATGATGCCACCCTCACAACCCGGAGGAGAGGGTGTTGGTATCAGAACACCCAGAGGACCAGCCGCTCCTCAACGTCGAACAGTGGCTGGCTCTGGCTCTCCAATATCTTCAGTTCAACAACGAGGTGCGCAACCCTCACAGCAGGAGCAAAATAGTCGTGCTTTAATGAATGCGAGACGGTTTCGGGGTGCATAATTAAAAGTCGTGACGTTTACGAGCAGGGCGAGATTACCATGGACTTAGTCAAGATGCACCCTATGGCAAGAAAAATGAACGTACACAATGAGGCCTTTGCCAAGGCCATAGAAGCGGGAGAACCAGAGGCAGCAAGAATGCACCTTTCTGAGATAAAGAAACTCAGTTCTTACCTAGAGGAGGACCTTGTCTACGCAATCAAGAAAGCAGAGGAGGCCGCATCTGACCCTCTGACTGTATTCGCAAACGGTGTCCCAACAGCATCCTTCAACGAATCTGGCTCGTCATTCGACCCAGCGAACAGGGATATTCAACTACCCGGAACAATAATGTCAGCGAGAACAAACTCACGAATGCAGAAAGCAAGAAGCACATTCGGTAGATACGTCGGACCCGGTGAGTGAAACTGATGGAAGAGGGCGGCGCAGAGAAACTGATGAATACTCTCATCACCAAGATGGAGAGCATCGACAACGAGGTTCAAATTCTAAAGGCAGAGAACGCCGCACTAAAGAGAATGGTAGATTCACCCGCCGCTCTGCTGAAGAAGGCGGGATACGTCACCGCAAGAACTCCTCTCAGTGTCGATGTCGGTTATGACCCACTACGCGGTGACCTACCAGTCGATGATGCCAGTGCTGTTACCAAGTCTGATAACAACGAGTACAGCAATGAGGAGATACACAATCTAAGTTGGTCGGAAATCCACGAGATGGCCGAGCAGACCAGAGAAGTAAAGGAGTTGTATTGAAATGAGACCCATACCAAGCCCGGCCTCAGGCGAGGCATTTGAACTGCTAAAGAGAGCCAAGAGCCTACTTGAGAAGGCTGAAAAATTGGATATGGTCGAACATGAGGGCAAGAAGGTTCCTGCATTCGCGGCAGATGGCAAGGGTGCTAAAGACGAGAAGAAGAAAGCCGACATGAGTGAGAAAGACAAATACTGTCAGAAGAACTTCGGTAAGAAATACTCTGAGTGCACGGCAAAGGAAAAAGCGCAATGTGATAAGAGCGTCGACAAAGTCGAGAAGGGAAAGGGCATGGGAATGTGCCCAACCTGTGGTGAGAAGAAGATGGACATGGAGAAGGGCATGTGCATGAAGATGGGTTGCATGGGCAAGGCATCGGTTGATATGAAGAAAGGCTCACAGCACAAGATACAGACTTTCAACACGAATCCTGAGTCCACACAGTTCATGATTGAGACCGGTGGTAATACCTACCATCAACAGTACAGCACTAACAACAGCCTACTGGATTCAGAGGACGTCGCCAACAAAGGCGCATCGTCCTCCACTGTAAATCTCGAGTCTTTGAACAGGAACCAGAATCCACACGATAATCCTGCCCCCGGTCACCAGACAGAGGGATGAACGTGGGTTATGTGGCAGTAAGAAAGGCACCAGCCGTAATGGGCCCCTGCGCTAGGTGTGGTGCTAATGCGTACGAGGGTTGCAAAGTACCCGGTCATGAAGGACAGAGTCTGAGTGAATGTGCACAGTACGCACCAGCGATGGGGTGAGAAGGTGGTCAAGTGCGAGAGGATGGGCTAGAGGTTCTTGCGAGGAACAGAGCCGATTTACTCAAATCAATCACACAGGGCTATGATTACGAGCAAGAGGCTGGTCATTACCTAGTCTCGGTCGAGAACATAATTCGCTCAGGCATGGACTACGAAGCCACCAATGATGACCTAGTTTGTCTCAAAGCCGCTACAGACATCCTGAAGCAGACTCTCTCGGGACAGGAACTGGTAGATTACCTAGAGCGCACCGAGCCTGATGTCGAGAGGACCATAAAACCGAGAGGCAAACCCTCTTCCTTCACAAGAAACATCTCCAGACTCCTACCCCAGTACATGACTGACCATCATTACCAAGGGAGAATGACAGGTGGTCATGATACAGGTATGGCCCACGGGAAATGGCCCGGAGCGAAACCTGACGAAGATGGCCACTATCCAATTCACCATCCCTTCCATGAGGATATCCATCCTATGAGGATGCAGAACACAGTGACTGGTAGACCCAAGTACGAGTCTATGCTCTTCGAGAAGTACTTCGGCCACGATGACACACCATGGTGGGAGGATGACTTCCATGAGAAGATGGCAGAGGCTCCTGAAGAGGAGTCCTTCGCCAAGCAAGCCATGAGAGTCGAGGATGCTCATGAGAAGCACCACAGAAAACTAGGCTCCCCGATATACGAAGGTGTAGACAGGGGTGGTGGTGATATCGCATACTCCTTCCTCGGTGGTCCCAAGTCGAACAACGTCGACAGCCCCTATGACCACATGGAAACGACACGCATGAACGACTATGAGAGATGGAAGGAAGAGGAGGCCACTGATATGGCTGCTCTCGAGGAAAAATTCTCTGGATTGTCAGAGGAGAGCAAGGAGAGAGCCATGCAGATGCAGCACTTCAAAGACAGGATGGACAAGATGTCATTGGGTGGTACTACCACTACGACTGTCGACCCGACTGAGGGCATGACCGACCAAGAGAGAGCAGACTTCGTCACTGAGTTCGGTCCAGAGGCAGCGGAATCCTATCCAATGAAGCACAGTCATTCCATGGGTTGGGACACTCTGAAGAAAGGCATGTACTTCCTGAAGCCAGAGGACCGAACCAAGATACTCCAGCATCTTGATGACAATGGGAGTGATGACCCCGAGCATCAGTTGGTCACCCTATCTGATGGCAAGGAGTTCCCCATGACCAGACTCAAGAAGAACCTAGAGATGAACGCTGGACCTGAGAAGCATTGGTTCAGCAGGGGTCATGGGGCTTCAGCGCCTAATGTGCCGAAGACCATCGAGTCCGAGTCAGACTCCAAGTTCAAAGGCTCGGAAGGTGGCATAGCATCTGCTCTCAGGAATGTCAGCGTAGATGACAAGACCAATGCCTATGACAACCTGCTCAACGGACTGACCTCACTCTTGAATCAAGGCTCTGACATGGATGACATTCATGAGATACCCAATCTCTTCACTCATGATGACTTCGGTCGAAATAGATTGAAGTCATTCTTGGAGACCAACGAGTCACCAGCAAAGGCATTCAGGGACCATGCGAATAGTTCCAATGAAGCAGCACTCAGTAGGGAAGGATTCCTCAGTCTTGCCGGATATGACAATCAGTTGAATCCCCTTGATAAGCACTCCACACTACCTGATGAGGTCTATGATGGGCCACTTCTGGGTAAGGATGTGGTCGAGCAGGTCCTATCCAAATATGACCAAAACGTATCACTGGGCATGCAATCCAAGGACATCAAGAACGGATACGGTTTCATAAGGTCAGGATTCAACGCGCCCAGAGCAGCAGACCTACCGGATGGACACAAGGACCACTACATCACGATGGATGGCAAGATGAGGGGACTCAGCCATCTGGCTACCAAGTACTATGGTGACAGGGGTGGCCTAGGTAGAGACCCAGCGACCTATGGTGAGTTCATCCACAATCATCACAGATACGGTGAGGGTGAAGAATCCTCATTCATGACCAAGAAAGAAGGGGAACAGTCAGTCACACCAAAACCAAGACCAGCAGAAGTAGGTGGACCGGAGTTCGGTACCCCGGAAGGGGAGCAGTCGCTCCTTGGAGGTGTGAAGACGAGTATTCTGGAGCCAAGAACGGATACAGTGGGGCTGTACGGTGGATTGCACATATCTCCCATCCTGCCCGGACAGAGGTCACCGATGAGCCCTTTGCAGATACTCAGCAGATATGGTGTATCTAGGAGGGACATCGAGGGTAGCGACAAGGCGAGAAGCAGTCACAACAACTACACCGATGACCTCACTACGCTCTTCCCCTCGGTGATGGGGAGCGTACACAACCAACTACCGACATCTGACACTCACTTCCAAGACATGAAGTTCGACAGGGAGACTGCCGCTGACTTCCAGCAGTTCCATCCCTATGCGGGTATAGGCTCGGAGACTAGGGGCGATGCCTCCCTCATGAATAGGTCCGGTTCCGCACATAGACTAGCCTTCGCCCTTGGTAGGTACAATGACCCACTCAATCCATCGAGTAAGTTCGTTCACACTTACGGAGACCTCTATAACGACCCTCAATTGGGACCGAGACCTACTCTTCACTCCGAGTTCCTACAGCATCTGGGAGACGCGAGAAAGGTAATCTCAGATACCGATAATCGTAGAGGCATGCTGTCAGAGATGAATGACATCATGGAGAGGATAGAGGACATCGAGTCCGGAAAAGTCCCTAGTAGTAGAAGGGATGCGGAACTGCAAATCCTGAGAGGCGACCTAGACAAACTAACAGCACAGGATGAGCAATACAGAATGGGACAGTTGGAACCAGACTCAACAGTATCCGGTAAGAGACTAAGCAGAGAGTTCTCCGAGAAGTTGGATGCTGACAAGAGAGCAGTTGCTGAGTATGCCAAGACAAAACTACTGCCCATGTTGCTCAAGGAGAACCCTGATGCGTTCAACACAGGTGACCCGGTCACAGCCATGGCGAATGCGATGAGGCTCGCTCATGACGCTAGTCGAGGATTGATGGTGGATGGTGACCATGACCTCAGCACCCACGGGTATCACGAGAAGGAAGAGACTAGGGAAAGCCTAGAACAGAGACTGGAATCCAGAGGACAGTCATCCCCTCACAAGAAACTCGCTATGGCCTTGAGGGACAAAGGCACGGAACTGACTCCTGATATGGAAGTGGAGGAGGCAAGACAGGCTCTAGGTCTACCTGATGACGAGTTCCACAACAAACAAGTCGAAGACACTCTAGCCACGTTAGTCGGTCCTACGAAGGCTGCTACCTTCGGACAAGTCACCACGATGGGTGAGGAACTTCATCCGAGGATGGACAACATGTTCTCGGAGTTCAAGGACATAGACAACCTCAGAGAGCACATCGATGGCTTTGAGAATGTGCCTGTTAGAAACCTAAGGGAGGCTAAGGCCTTCAACACAGGCAACACGGCATATCGCTCTCTTGGCTTCCTTCGTCAATTGGCTAGGATGGGTGACATGACCGCATACGGTCTCGGCCATCAGGAGCATCCGACGCCTAACAAGGACATCGACTCGACGACCAAGGAGAGGGAGAGGCACAAGGCACTCTCCAGTCACATCTTCACATTTGATGAGGGGCAATCGGGTCCCCTTGAGGAGGCCAGCGCTGGTAGTGTGACAAAACCAGTCCACGGTAGAATGTCTGTGCCGATAAGACCAGTTCCTGAGATGGAGGGCAATGTAATCTCACCAATATACAACTCAGGCAGGATGGACTTCGGATTCTCGATGTCACCTAGCATAGGTGTCGAGTACAATTCGAGGGGAAGTCCCATGGTTGGCACCAACATGCCCAGTGACACTCTGTTGAACTCGGTCTCCATGCCTTGGATGAACTACGTATTCGGAGACGAGTGGACGCAAGACCTCTACTCACAACCGGGACTATCCCAGATATCAGGTCTGCAAAACAACCAGATGGCTGTGGACCCGAACACCGGAATGGCACCAATAGACGACTTCAATGCGATTGGTAAGATGCTCAAGGCGGAGTTGCCCAAGGAGATGCCACTGATAGACCCGCTTCACAGGATATTCGAAATCGATGACATGGAGGAACTACGCGGATTCACTGGCGAGTGGGTCGTATCGAAGTATCACGAGGGTCAGAGGGTCAAGGTCAAGAAGAAGGGCAGTAGGATAGAAATCACCGATGAGGATGGCGAAAAAATCGGAGTGGACGATGACATGAGAGCAGCGCTCAGGAAGGTATGCCAGAGGGATTACGTAATCGACTGCACCATAGTGGATGATGATATTCACATCAATGACATCCTGCTATACGATGACACGGACGTCACAGACCTCACTACCAGAGAGAGGGTCAAACTAATCAGGGGACAGTTCGACAGTCATGAGCCTGTGCATGTCCCAAGCCCTGAATCCATACGTGTCACGGACGATGTGGGATTCGAGGAAGCAGTCAAGGACCTCGGTGGTGGTGGGCAGAAACTACTCTTGAGAGATGCCAAGTCTACTTACATGAAAGGCGAGGAGAGACACCCGAAGTGGGTTCTGCTTGCAAAAGCACAGGAGCAAATCCACATACCTTTCGCAATGGAGATGGACAGGGGGCATTTCATTCTCCATCTACCGGAGGACTTGGTGAAGTACGAGATAGTAGATGAGGAACCCGTCAACCCAATCGCAGCGATAGGCAGCATAACCAAGTCAGATTACTCATTGAGACTCGCTAACAGCCTAGAACCCTATTGGCGTCAAGGTTTCAAAGAACTCCTGAAAGAGGAGTTGGATAGGGCTGATTGGGATGAGGACGAATCAAACGAGGGCATGACTGATGAGCGTGCTAGGAGAATAGAGCATCAGAGCGGTGGGCTTCTCAAACCCAAGAAGGACAAGAATGTGCTTCTCAAACCGAAGGACACGCTGAAGGCCCTTCTTCTCATAGAGAAGGCATTAGAGAAACTCGAGAAAATGACAGGTAGCGGTCACTACCCTATGAGCGGTGGTAGGGCTCTTGGTATTGATGTCGGCTCAGATATAGCCAGTCCCCGAGGGCCAACTTCACTAACTTCGGAGCACGCAGTCCCAGACTGGGACATGAAAGAGAGGCCTGAGCAAGACCCAGAGAAACCTTCAGACTACCCCAAGAAACCTAAAGAAAAGAAGAAGAAGGAAGAGCAGTACGACGATTTAGAGGTATGAAACCTTGCAGTTAGTTCTGCGAGCGGTATAAGTAGTATGACAAACCAACACGGGGCCAGTGGTCCTAAGTGAGCAACTCTACAGAGCAGACGAGTCTATTTCACTCCTCAAGGGTGGAAACGACCTCATCGTCGCTGGTTATGCCAGTGTCGAGTTGGTTGACAAGCAGGGCGATATAATCACAAGGGGGGCATTGAAGGACGCATTTCGGAAGTTCATGGAGGACCCGAAATACAGAAACGTCCAACTAGCGCACTCAAATATACAGGTAGGAGAAGTAATTCCAAATTATACAGATGCAGAAGGGAGGTTGTGGAAGAGCGAAGTCGATGATGTCGGAATGTTTGTAGTAGTACAATTACGTAACGACATCGAGAAGGCCAAGGAAGTCTCAGCGGAAATACGCAAAGGCGGACTAAGGGGTTTCAGTATCGGCGGTCAGGCGTTCAAGAGAATGAGGAAATCGGACCCAAAGAGGGGCGACTACCAAGAAATCAGTAAACTTGAACTGCATGAGATAACAATTTGCGAAAAAGGAATTAACCCAGAAGCGACATTTAGTATTTTGAAGGAAGACACAGGTGAAAAAATGACAGACGAAAACGATGACATGATGAAACAGATGAGCGATGTGCTTTCTCGTCTTGAGGGCAGGCTCGAGTCCTTGGAGGGTGACTCCGTGGACAAGGGCGAAATGCCAGCAGGTCTGAAAGAGCACATGGCTGATAAGAAAGAAAGCAAGGACGACAAGGAGAAGGCCATGATGGACAAGGATAAGAAAGATGACGACAAAGAGAAAGGGATGTACGGCAAGGCAGTCCACGGTGACGATGCCAAGAAATCAGAGGAATTCTCTGACGTTATCTCCTCCGAGTACCTGAACTGGATGGAAGACACCCTGAAGAGCGGCGGAGTTGACATCGATGGTGCAAGAGCGCACTTCGATGACCTCGAGAAAGCAAACTTGGGTTCTACCCCAGAGTCCATTGGAGACGGTGCTGACTACTTCGGTGGTCAGGTGAAAGGTCGAGCACAGGAGAGTGGCTCTCCCTCAACCGGCGCTGTAGGAAAACTAGGCACTGGTGGTGGCGAGAAGGAAGTCAAGAAATCCGACTACCTAGACCCAGCAGTAGTTAGCGATGCAGATGTAGAGGCCGCATATGAGGTCTACAAGGCTGCTGCACTAGAGCAGGACTACAGGCTTACCCTTGAGAAGCAATTTGCTTCCCGCTACGCAAGCGAGAGAGAAGAGGAGATTGCAAAGGCCGAGGCAGCAGCATACGATGCTCGCGGGCCTCTAGCAGACATACAAAAATCGATTGAAGCGCTATCCGAGAGAATCGAGAGCGTCACTTCATCCCCAGAGATTGGCGAGGCCATCCAGAAGTCGGCTGAGGCACCATCAGTAACCGTGCCCTCCACTGAGGACCTTGCATCAATGTCTTGGAGCGAGGTGCACAACTTGGCAACGAGGGCCTTCAATCCAGAGTGAGGTGAAAAAATATGGCAAGAGATTACGTACGCACAATAACTGACATGGAGCGCTATTACTATGGCGCCGGGAACGCAATGGGCTACTCATACACTGGTAGCGAACTATTGAAGGCTGACAGTCCTATGCTGTCCACGACTGCTGGTACCTACCAAGCAATCTACGGACGAAAGGTCTGGTCACAATTGAACCAAGAGTTCAACGCATTCAGCATCCTACCCAAGAGACCTTGGGACAGGAGCGGTTGGAGAGTTATCACTGACAAGCCAAATGCAGGGGTTGTCCACGGTGGTGTTGCAGAGAATGCAATCCTACCAGACACTGTGAAGCCTACCTTCCAGCACATCGCTGCAAAGCCAAAGACAATCGCACACACGTTCGATATGTCTGAGACGGCTATCTTCCTAGCAGACAGGGACGACGGATTGGGAGACATCCGAGCAGTCCTAAAGGAAGAGATGGGTAAGCACCACGCAGAGATGGTCAACAAGATGCTCTTGACTGACGCTGACACAGTAGCAGGAAACAACTTCGAGTCATTGGACCGAGTTACTGCAAGCGATGCAGCAATGAACACATCAGTCCACGTGAACACAGCAGCAGACTTGGACATATACAGCATCGACAGAAGCGCTAACACTTGGTCTGATGCAGAAGTCAACTGTGACTCAAGCGGAAACGACAGGACACTGTCCCTAGACCAACTGGACACTTTGTTCCAGCAAATCTGGGAGCGCGGTGGAAACCCCAAGGTCATGCTAACTGGATACGACACTCTGATGAGACTACAGCAACTGCTACAGTCCCAGCAGAGGTTCATGGAAGAGAAGAGAGTCACACCAACCTACAACGGCGTGAAGGGTGTACCCGGTATGGAAGCCGGATTCATCGTAGCGACCTACAACGGTGTGCCAATCATCCCAACCAAGGACATGGATGACGATGGAAACCTATCCAAGATTTACTACCTAGACACAGACTACCTCTACTTCAGCACTGCGATACCGACCCAGTATTTCGAGTCGGGAATCGAGACTGGCGACCCGTTCGCCATCAACAGGCTAGGTCAGGAAGGACTCTACAGAACGATGGGAGAAATATGGACCACCTTCTTCGGAGCACAAGGGAGTATTCGTGACCTAAAGTGAGGTTGCAGAGGAGATAAAAAGGTAAGGTGAAAAAGATATGGCAGCAACAACACACAGAGGAATAACATACACGACAAGCGGCAGCGCAACCACCACGGTCAACCTAGACCTTGGTCTATGGGCTGGTAGCGATGAAAGCGAGACACTATGGCTCGACGGACAATCAACCGACGGTTACCCCGGTAACCTTGGTGGATTCGCAGCATCAAACACACAGGTAGTGAACAGAAGGAGTCCAAGACTTCTCGCTGTTACGATGAACAGCGCTCTAGCCGAGGGTGAGACACTAACCCTAAGCGGCGAGTGCAGCAAAATCCTAACAGTAGTAGGACAGCACGCAGACGCAACTGCTAACTTTGCAGTGGCAAAAACCAGCGACCTCGTGCTAACCTTCGACATAGAAGCGACGACTGATGGTACCACTAACGACACGACTGGAGCAGAACTACTGCTAGTGGTAGTCTGAGGTGACTCTTCGTGCCTACTATAACCTACAAAGGTCCTTTCTACGAGAGGAAGAGCCCGGACCCCAAAGTCCCGGCCTTCATCCGTGGGCAGGTAAGGGAAGTCAGTCAAGATTGGCTCGACTCTAACCGTAGGAAGATTAGTGACCAGCATTTTCTGGTTGAAGGCGACGAAGGTGTTCACCACGACAAAGGTGAAGACGGAATCCCTGATGAGGGTTGGACTAGAGCCAACATCATCAAGTGGCTAGAGGACAGTGGAAGCAGCGTGGGTGGAGGATACAAGACGAAGACCAGACTACTCGGTCTCGTGGACAATGTCCTTAACCCGCCTGCTCCTGAACCCGTAGCAGAGCCAGTGGTTGAAGAACCAGTGGTCGAGGAAGCAGTCGAAGAACCAGTCGAGGAGACAATACAGGAGGAATGAGATAAATGGCATTTGCAAGTACAATAGACACACGACCACACACAGTCGGTAACCTACTAATGGTTACTGGAACCTTTACCAATGGCGGAAGCGATGCAGGAGGCAGCATTGACCTATCTGGTCTACTAGCCGACATAGTTGCATGCAACGCGGTTGCAGGAAGCGGTACCGCTGGAACTGGAGCAGGAGTCGATGGAGTGTTCGCACTCATCAACGGCACCTCCCTAGTCATCCAGAACGTAAACGGGCAAGACGGCACATGGTTCGCTATGGGACACCGCAGTTAAGGCGGTGACCTAGATGGCTGACCTAACACCGAAGTACAAAGTCGTTGGACCCTTCTCACCGAAGGAGTTCACTGACACGTCCACGCTGTCAACAACCATAGCGACTGCTGTGGGCACGTTGGGTGATGCGTCAAGCACCACCAGCCTGATAGCATCGGACCCTTTTACGGTCTTAGGCAACATCTACATATTGGTGACATACGTTTGATGGTGAGGGGTATGAATGGGTTTCGAATTGAGAGAACTTGATATCGAAGACATCTCCCGAGCACAGAAGAAAAACGTACGTTCAGACATAAAATACGACGACGGTGTGGTTGGGGACAACCCCAATCCATTGAAAGGCACTGTGCGCAAGCAGCACAAGAGAGTCAAGGACGTCGCAGACATATTGAACATAGGCTCTGGCACCAGATGCAAGCACTGCGGCTTTCTTCATTTCATGTGGAGAGAGACATGTGGTTCTTGTGATAGACCTATGGAGTACAATCTAGGAAACAGGAATGAGGAGGCAAGGCTCTAATGCCACAAGTATTCAGTCCGGGTGAACCTGAGACGAGACCCTTAGACCCCACTGCTATAGTGTATACCACAGCGCAGAAAGTTGCAGACCTATTGGACTTAGGACCACAAGAAGCAGTCTTGATGTCCGCTAACGCAGAGGCTAACGCCGTATTCGTGACAGGAGCGGACTACAGGAACATCGGATTCTCAGTAGGAGACACTCTACTACTGTACTCAGACGCAGACCCCTTGGGTGTTGACCGTGATATCACTGCAATCACCACAAGTGCAGACGGTGTCAAACTCGCATTCTCATCCGCTATCAACCCCGGTCTATACGAGACCACGGACAATGGATACGTTCAGAACAAGGCATCGTTCACCAATGGTAGGTCACGAGGGCTTACCAAAGACAAGGTCAATACAATCATCACTAGGATGCAGGACAAGATAGACAACATCACTCACAACTCATGGAGACCCAATCTGGTCTCTGCCGAGTACATCAACTTCGATACCTACAAACCATACAGGCGACGATATTACACGGATTACGTAGGCACAGCCCCACTCCTATTCCGCAACGTGCAGCAACTGCTGAGGGTCGAACTGTGGCAGGGCGACGACTACAGGGAGATAGGCGCTGCTGAGGCTCGCCTCAGATTCGCTAAGAAAACCTCAGTTGACTCATCCGTTGTTGGGAGTTTCATGCAGAATACCAATAAGGTATTCCTAGCCAACGGCTCAGGGGTTTTTGCTACACTGGAAGCAGTGCAAATACCCGATGGAGGAGCAGTTGCTCATGACAATGCCAAGTTCAGAATAGACTTGGACAACATGAGCAATGCACAGAGCCTCGCTGACCTCATCAACAAGGAGGACAGGGTATCAGCAACTGCAATCGAGTTCGCAGATTTAGGTGGAACAGCACTCACCATGCCGGGTTCGACGTCGAACGTGGCGGTCCACAACGAGTTCCTCGCAAGTGCCAATGCCGACTACGGCTCGGGGATAGTGAAGATATCCAGCATGAGGGACTCCGTCGGCGGTGAGGACTCTTCAATCGCTGTGATTGGCAGCCCGAGCACTAACATAGAAATCTCCCAAACTCACACCAGCACAGCGACCACAGCCTCGTCTACTGGTGATATAACCGCTGGTACGATGGATATAGTGGTCGATTCCACAGAGGGCTTCGCGCCATCCGGTCTTCTCGTCGGCTCTGATGCCGCAGACGTAGTTTTCTACGAGAGCAGGACTGATACTGTATTCATCAGTTGTAAGCAAGTTGGGAGTTATAACGGTGGCAACGCTACTACAATGAGCAGCGCGAGTGCCACAGTCACTCAGCATAGATTCGCCATAGACCTGCAAGGGGGCAGCGCCAGCGGCGACAAGGGAAGGCTCAGGGACTTCTGGCTCGACGCTGAGATGGGAATAGTCTACTTCAACAACTCATACCCGTTCTTCGAGTGGAACGCAATCAAGGTCGCGTACATCTACGGCGAGAGATACGTCGAGCAGGCCATCGAGGACGTATGTACCAAGATGGTTGCCATCGAGTTGCTCATGAGTGACGACAGGAGTGTCCTCATACCAGAGGGAACACAGAACGTGGACCTAGCGTCTAAGATTCAACTATACAGACAAGACATCGACAGGACCCTTCCTCGGTACATAGAGGTGATTACCTTTGAGTAATAAGGCGTATGACCGCAATGACCCGACTTATGTTGATTACATGGAAGCCATCAGCAAGGAGTTCGAAAAGGGTGAAGTGCAGGAACAACTCAAGATGGTCATAACCCAGACTCCCTCTGAGTTCAGGGAGATTATAGAGAGGCAGGAAGCAGGTGTAGCGGGTCTCAGGAAGACTCCTGATGGTTATGAGAGATTGAACGGCACACCCGCATCCATGGATGAAGTCTTGTCGTTAAACAACAACGTGAATACCCGTATGTTAAATGAGTCTCCTGCCCTCCGAGAGCACAAGGTGGTGCAGAGGGGAGGAAAACTAGCACCCGACTTTGCGCTATATGAGAGAGAAATGGAGGTCAAGGAATGGTAGCCACATTCAAAGAAGGCATCGACTTAGTGGTCGATACCCTCAGTGACAACTGGAACAGGGGCAACACTGCCAACTTCAAGCCTGTCATAATCGATATCGCTGAGACTGGTCCTGAGAGAGGCAAGAGGCTTGACCTAGACAGGACCGACTACGTCCTAGTTTTCGAGACGGCACACAATGAGGAGACACCAGAATTGCTCTACGACTTCGTCACAACCAGAATCAACATCACGGTCGACATGCGTACCATGAGGAGCAGGGGCCACTTCAAACTCATGGAGAACGAGGTGCGAAGACTCATTCACTTATTCAGAAAAGGAGATGGCACGAACATGGACAGATTGGTCTACAAGACGAGGACGGATTTGTCAGATAGGAGCAAAAAACTGTTCAGAATGACCTATCAGATAGAAGTTGTTATCTTCGCAGAGTTAATCCCATGAGGTGAAGAAGATGCCGTCGACAGTATACAAGGGTGACCTAAGCGAGATTACATTCGGCCATGAGACTAGTCTGTTCCTAGAGCATGACTATGCAGGGACATTCAGAATCATTTGCAGTTTCGATACTGGTGGCAACGCAGCCAATGCGCCGCACCATGACTTGGTCAAGGATACGAGCGTCATCACATTCACCGGTGGGGCTTCGAACACTCCTGTCAATGCGGGCATTCTACGATACCCGAACGGCATGCTCGTTGGTAGCAGACTGGTATTCAACGCATCTGGGAACTTCTCTGCTGATGACTACAACTCGACAGGTCGTATCTACACCATAGTGAAGCAGGAGGTAGCGAACGATACCGACAACGACAACGATGGCAAGACTGAGATTACGGTCACACCTGCTCTCAAATCAGGCAACATCGCTGCTGATGTGACATCCGCATCCGGTGATGCAATCACAATCCTACCATTCGCCACTCCTACCATCGATGTCGGCATGACTCACAATGACGCTGCAAATGCATCAGCAGAGCGTGTTCTCACAGACCAATTCGTCGGTCTCGTCAGCACTGTCGCTCTACCAGAGACCAAGGTCGACCTCAAGAGGTATCACGTTGTGGGTCTCGGTCGTGATGTAGCAGTGCAAGTACCGGGCAGGTTCACCAACCAAGGTGGCTCCTTCGAGTGCAACATACACAACAGTCGCTGGTTCAAGTATTGTCTCGGACAACACGTATCCAAGCCATTGAACTCAGCAACTGAGAACGCTGCTACAGGCACATACATACTCGCCAGTGGCAAACCAGCCAGTCCCGGTGACTCGTATATAGAAATCACCGATGACGGTGGCACGGATAATCCTAACTTTGGTAGTGTGAATGTCGGTGTGGGTGACTATGTCATATTAGATACAGCAGCGGAGATGGTAGACGTTCAGACGTACAGGGAAACAGCGGTGGGTGGTGGTCTTGTCGCTGATGCATGGCCAGCAGTCAACGCCACGCAGATATTCGACAAGGCAATCAAGCAGCAGATAAGGAGGATAGTCTCATTCTCCGCAAGCAGCGGTGACTGCAAGATATGGCTTGACCAGCCCCTTGACTACGGTCATCCGGTTAGTGGGACAGTTGTCACCTTCGCAAGATACGCTACTGACTCAAGCAACGGTAGCCCAGACAGAGGCACTGATGGTGGACTCACCAACGGCATCGAGCATCTCTACTTCTCCAGAACCACGGTACCGTCCTTCGCCATGGAGGTCAGCGTCAGAAGAAGAGACTTGGACAGCAACGCCGGTACCACTGACGGAGGAACTGGTGATTCTAAGCAACTCACCCGTGTCTTCCGTGGATGCAAGGTCAAGGACTTCAGTATGACAGCAGATACGGACGCTGCTCTTAGGATGACAGTCAACTTCGATTCAGCGCTCTGCTACACTGACACCGGCAGGTTGGAGAGTTCCAACAAAGGAGACAGATATGACACACACAGGCTCTTTGAGGACACAGGTAACACCGAACTCAGTAGAAAGGTCTCAGGTATCGAGAAAGGCACCCAAAAACCATTCATGTTCTACAATGGGACTATGAGAGTGCTCGGGCAGAACCTAGGTCAAGTAGTCTCCTTCACTCTGAATGGCAGCACTGGGGTAGAGCAGTTCTACACCATAAGCGGTGCTAATGTCGCTGACTCAGCCACAGACCAAGTCCCATTCGCTGGCACTAGAAACCCAACCTTAGCCGTAGAAGGCAAAACCGAGTATGACCTAGAGATGGAAATCGTAGTCGATGACCCGGCCTTCTATCACAACATGAGAAGGGCAGTGGCAAACTTCGATGACACAGACGAGTCTGGTCAAACGGATGATGACATGATACGCCTCACATTCAACAAGTCAGGTTCCGGTGCCACAAGAGAGAATCTGGAGATACTCATCGATGACTACTTCATTACCGAAGCACCACTACCCATACCGGAGGACAAAGGACCCATACGAAGCAAACTCAAGATTCTACCGAAGTCAATCAAGGTGATTGGCAGGGATACAATCCTGAGTCCGTAGGTGAATTAGATGTGGCCAGAAGATTTAGAGAGAGTGCAGCACTACAATCGAGTTTCTCATGTGGATTACGTCTCTTGGCTTCTCAGTAAAGTCGACATGCCGATGAGACCCTCGTACGTTACTTTGAGAACGAGGGAGGATATTGACATGGCTGTCCTATCAGCGATAGAAGTCCACCCAAAAGTGGAGACGCCCCCTTGGGTAGAGGCTGCACAAGAGACCTTAGAGGCAGTCGAAGAGGTCGAAGAGGTCGAAGAGGTCGAGGAGGTCGAAGAGACTGAGGAAGTCACAGAGACCATAGCACCACAAGACAATCCATTCGCTGACACTGACTATGACTCAATGACAGTAGCAGAACTAAGAGAAGAGTGCAAGAGCAGGGGAATAACTGTTCGAGGCACCAAAGCAGAGGTCGTTCTGCGTCTCAGGAGAGATGACGAAGGCCTAACACAAGACCCAGTCGAACCAGACGAAGACGAGGCTGAAGCCCCCGCTGAAGAAGTGGCTGCTGATGACTCGTCGGATGCCCCCTCTGAAGAAGAGGCTGCAACCGAGGAAGTGACACAAAATGCCGATAGTGGAGAAACAAGCAATACTGAAGAAGAAGAATGAACAGAAGCACGAGATTAAGGTCGACCCGGATGACCCTGAGCAAATCATGGAAATCTGGATTCGAGACATCACGTTCTTTGACGTACAGAAAGCAGCACAGAATATGTTTCTAATGGACGGAAATGACGTCTCATTGGATTTGGAAGGATATTGGAATCACGCTTTCTCGGAATGGGTCGTAAAGACTAATCCAGAACTAAGCACGAACGAACTAATGCAAATCAACGCCTTTGCAGGCCAACAGATAGCAGCGTTGCTACCTAAGCCAGATGAACTGGCGGAGGCAATGCAAGGGGGTTTTACGAAGGCGAACAACTGAAGGTTCAGCAATTCTTACAGAGGAAGACAATAAAATCCACTGAAGACATAGACTTGCAGAATCAGTTGTTCGCCTACATCGTGGCAAAACATTACGGGGTATCATTGAACGAGGTGTACAGTATGGGGGAGGACGTATTCAAACAATCACTCATCTGGGCCCTCGCCATCGAGGACGAGGAAAGGAAAGCGCAGAAGAGACAAGAGATGGAAAACAGCACCAGCAATGAGACTGTCACCTTCGACTACGACTTCCTACATCAGGAGGACTTCTGATGGCACTGGGAGCACTGAGTACATCACTGGGCATGGTACAGGGATTGCTCAAATCCATCGGTGGGAGCATGAGCAGCCTTGGTGGTATAGCATCCGGCATAGGCTCGCTTCTTTCTGGCGCATTCTCATTGGCAGCAACAGCCGCGCAGAAGGCCTTCATGAAGATGAAGGAAGTCTTCGACGAGCATGTCAAGCCTCTGTTTGAGAAACTATTGGAGATTGCTCTACCTGTGTTCGAGTTCATAAAAAGCGGTTTCATGGCGGTTGTCAACACAATGGCAGACATCTTCAACGGAGTGATTATCCCGATATTCTCGTTTCTCAAGGATTATGCCTCAATGGTCTACAGTTTCCTGACCGGAGACTGGAGTGGCATGGTAATCAAGATGCAGGGATTATGGGAGGATTACGTCTTACCGCTCTGGGATAAGATTGAGGGTCTTGGCTCAAGTGCAATGGCCCTTCTTGGAAAGGCATGGGGTGGATTCGTCAACTTGCTTCAAGGAGCATGGGACAGAGTGGTATCACCGTTATGGGACGGTTTTGTCAATATAGGCTCAGTAGCGTTAGATGGTCTACTAGGTGCATGGGACTCGGTCATGAAAGGCATGTCCAATATCTATGATGCAACACTCGGTCCTGTGATAGACTTCCTCGGTAACGTCCTAGATGGTATCATAGATGGTCTCAAGAAAGTAGTCGATTTATCTGCCAAGGTCGGTGGAAAGATATTCGGAGGCGTCAAGGCTGGTTTCAAAGCAGCAGGAAGCGCTGTTGGTTCGGCAGCCGGAGCAGTCGGTGACTTAGTCACTGGGGGCGGAGGCGGTGGTGGTGGGACTACGGTCTCAGGTGGAGTATCGCAGACATTCAACATCACAGTGAATGCAGGTGGCATCACGGACAGGTCGGACAAGAGGGCCCTCGCAACGGAGATAGGGAGAATGATTCAGGAGGAGACTGCCCGTGCAGTTGGGGGAGCGAGATACGCACCGAGGTGAATAGATGCCAGCAGGAGTTCCAATTAGACTAGTGCAGGAGAACGGCAAACTCATTGAGTTAGACGCCACCAACATGACCCTCACGACAGAGAGGAAGGTAGGCGGCGCACCCATGCCGTTCACAGGCAGTTTCAGGGTTGGTGCTGATTTCAACGTGAACACAGCACTCATCAACATTCAAGGAGTCATTACTGACGACAGGGAGGGCTCTTCAAGCAACAAGGCCAGTTGCCTAATCAACTTCGGTAGAAAGGGAGGGTCGAGCGTCGGTGTGCCTTGGGCTAGTTACAGCAATGTGAATGCATTACTGTCTGCAAGCACTAGGACAATAACCTTCACCAATACAGCAGGTGACGACAAGACAGTCGGTTTTACCTCCAGCGGTTCGCTCATCAGTGGTGAGGTCGCTGCGTACAGTGCGACTGGTGGTGCTGGTAGCACACCCACCGTGCTTGTGTTTCTCTCCTCGGACTTGCAGAGCGCCTCTGACAGCACTGTAGACACGGCTCAGAATCTACTTGCCAAGACGATAGCAACAGCAGTGGCTGCCTACATCAACGCACAACACTCGTCCACACTTACGGCAGCGGTCGAGACCGTGTCAAATCAGGAGAACAACAGGGACTCCTATGGGGTCAGAGTGACACAAGTCTCATTTGGCTCCGATGGTAACACACAGACCCCGGTCTTCAATGTGACAGGCGGGACCAATGTGTACAACACCGCTACATTCAATGCACCTGAGTTCAGTACCTTCACTGGTGGTACGACCGGTGGCAAGAAATCAGCAGGTGACAAAGCCATGGACCTGTATGGCATACTCAACAACAGCGTCACTGACACAGGTAGGAAACTAGCAGGGTTCGGTGCTGTCATTGGTGGCATAGGGGGCATGGTGGCATCATTAGGTGGTACAGCCGCCACTGCTGGTCTAGGCGCTCCTGCTGCTGTGGGTGGATTCACCGCTTCTGCTAGTCTCGCGGGCGCTGGTCTAAGCAGTTTCGTTGGCTCATTCGATGAAGAGAAGAAGGACTACATCATAGGTATACAGATACCCTACAACTCCACTATAACTTCATCAGATGGTGAGTTGTACACAGCGAGGAACTTCTTCATGCCAACTGGTTTTGGCAAACACGGCCTTGAAAAGACATCCGTCAACAACACTCTACCAGCCAGTGTTGACTTCGACCCTCATAATGCCTTCACTGGCATACAGGGCGCTGTCCAGAAGATGGACATCGCATACGATGCGGGTGAGACCGTGTACAACTTCAACATGCTATTCGCACCGATAGACATGCTGATATGATGTGAGGAAGAAATGGGATGTCAGTTATCAGTCGCACCAATCATGCATTCTTCTTCGATGGTGTGAGCGATAGCATACTGGTTCCCGACGGCTCTCCCATCATTGGCTTCAGGGATGCTCAGGGCAATACCAGCATGAGGGAGATACTGGATGACAGCAATCCAAATCCGGATTTGTCAATCACCTCAGGCAGGTACACCAACGAGATAGTAATCGAGACTTGGTTGATGCCTGACTGTGGTGGCACTGTCGTAGAGAAGGAGGGTCAGTTCAAACTCACGGTGGGAAACATAGACACGCCCGGACCGGCGACCTTCGGTATCTACCTCAATAATGGTAGCAAAGACGAGTACCATGAGATAACCACAGGTAGTAAAACCTCCAACAGATTTGAGGGTACAGTATACCCAGCCTCCAACTTCGGGGGCATCCATGACTCTTACAACAGATTCGATACGAGCACGTATGGCAATGCGACTGATTTGAACAAGAACCACAGGCAACTTCTACACGTAGTAGCAGCAGTGAGACAGAAGGGGATACAACTCTATGTCAATGGAGAACTCATGGCGGAGAAGAGCCTCAAGGACAGACCGAAGAGAATGTCTCAATCCAATTCCAACATCTACATCGGAGGCAAGGGAGGTCAGTTCAGGGGTGTAATGGAGGCAGTGCATATCAAAGCCGCTTTCAAAGAGGGGATGATAGATGGCAAATCCCCTTTGAAAGACGATACCACAATGCTCCTCTATAGGTTCGAGGAACCCATATCACCAATAGAGAATGAGATATCATTCACATCAATCACCAACGACTACACCAGCAGTGGTCTAAGCACCATGAGCATAAGCGCCAGTGACGCTCAAGCCCTAGCGACGGCTCTTACTGGCAAAGCAGCGACCACCAGCAATTTCACAGGTGGCAACGTGGACTTCACAGCATCCCCGTACAGTTCCGGAAAATACACCATAGTGCATCATAGCGATGGCAACAAGTACATTCCTCACGTACCATACAACCTCCTCATCAACCCCAATTCGATAGACCGAAAGACGAAGAAGCCCAATGGCTCACCACCAGAGAGAGTGAGATTACATTCGATAAACACGATGTTCGGGACAGCGACTCTCACCGTCTCCAGCATTCACTTGGACCATAACAGGGGTGTGGCTAATGATGGGCTGATTGGCGTCCTGAACAAAAACAGAACCACTGACTCTGATGACTACTTTGTTGTAATCGGCGCAGACCTACTAGTAGACTCAGGGACCGGCAAGCCATTTCAACCACCTCACTTCTCTACGCAGATGGTAGACAGAACAGGGCAGATGGTCATAGATGAGAGCGATTATGCTGTGCATGGGCTGGTCTACTCATCGAGGATGTCAATCACTGACACCGACACTGACAATCCATTCGCGGTCTCTTGGTATGCTGATGTGCCTACGGAGTTCCAGATAGGTCACAGCGGAAGGCATGTGAAGAACCACGTCGATGGTCATTCCTATTTGAGAATGCTACCTGATGCCAATGATGAGATAGTGAATCTCAAGGGCGATGGTCAAGCGGATTTGATAGACATAGTCTATGACCAGATGCAGAAAGGCGTAGAGCATCAGGTACCAATCAACAGCAGGGTGGACGTGTATAGGGACCTGAATCCCATAGCAGCGAACAGAGTTACCAACACAGCAACTGTGACACATGCCGTCAACTCCTATCAGGATACGAACAGTCCTCCTACTGGCAAGAGGAAACTGATAGCAATCGGCGGTCCCAGTTTCGACTTCAGGCCATTTGCGTTAAAGGGCCCAGTGCCTAGGTTAGGTGATAAGTATGAGAGCGACATCAGAAAGCACTATCTGAGACCCTCCAAGAAGAGCAGAGTCGCACTGCTTCACGTTCCCCAACTGACGTCAACCAATGTCAAGTTCGCTCCTTACGTAGAGATACACTACAACGCCGTAGACCTAACTGGCGCAAGCATGCACAAAACAGTCACTGGGGGGTCATTCGTCTCAGGCACGACATACATCATAGTCAGTGCAGGCAATACCGATTTCACATCTATAGGTGCTAGTGACAGCAATGTTGGAACCATATTCAATGCAACGGGGACTGGCTCTGGTACTGGCACTGCGAGACCATACTACCCCATGCTGATGGTTGAAAAGACAGTGCCTGCATCCGATGTGTCCACTGGAGCAGGGTCCTTCATCTACGATGCCATAGTCGACTCGCTATCATCAGGTAAGACGCTCTACGCTGCTGGTGGCATACTAGAGTTCAACGCTGGTGATTTACAGAGCGCCAGCAACATGTTGCAACCTCATGGTCTGATTGGTGACAACAGCGAGGGTTACTCAGCGGACACTGACATAGATGAGACGCTATCACCAGCAAACTACACACCTAGGGCAGATGACGCCTCACAGAACATCACACCATCTGTCATATTGGATTCCACTAGTGTGGATGGCTCGCATGAATCAGTGTTCAACATGGTCTCCTTCCCTAAAATCTCAGCGGGAGTAAGCCTGACTGACAAGGGTGACTTCAGCAGGGTCGAGCCGGACACTGTGGTGGGCTCTCCATCAGCCGGTCAGTTTGACACTGCCATAACCCCGTCATACTCAAACACACACGAGGTATTCGATATCATAGACAACGTGGCCATACCCGATGGTAGCGTATCCAACATGATGCTGGTGGTGCAACCTAGTGACCGAAGAAGGACAAACCAACTCAGCAATTACATTGACAGAAGCGCCTCAACCAACAATCCTTCCTTGTTCAGGATAATGTGTCTGCTGAGCAGGGCCAGAGTCAGAAGCGTAAGGGAGAATGATGCCGCTGATAGGGGCAACTACACCGTGATTAATTGTGTTGGTCTCTCTGAGTCTGCTGCATCTAGGAATGTGGACCTAGTAGGCACTGGAAGCCCTGACTCCCACATAGTCAAGGAGATAGAGCCCAACGCACCAGTGGTTACGGTTACCCTAGGTGGACCCGGTCAAGGGGCCATGGACACCAAACCGGTGTATCAGAAGAGCATGCTGGCACACGAGTCCTACTCCACTCGTAGGGCATATGCTGTTGAAGCAGTCAAACTGGATATGGATTTCAGCACAGGCACGGGCACGCTTCTCGTCGAACCACTCAACAACAACTCGGAAGACCTAGCGAGTTGGGGCACCTATGGCTTTCCCAGATACGGCAGGATATACCTACCAGACGGTAGCAGTGCCAAGTACTCCAGCAAGTCTGGAACCACTTTCACCTTCACATTGTCCACACTGGGCTCTGGTGATTTCATAAGCGCATCAGGGAGTGAGTACACTTCGATAGGTGAGATACTGAACGCCACCGGGTTGATGGTGGGTGATACGAGTGGTGCTGTTGAGATTTACGGCAACTTCACTGTCTTCAGCGAACCTGACTTCGGTGATGAGTCCAATATAGAGAATGGTAGCACTGTGAATGACAGGATGCATCAGGCTCTGAATGACGTGTCACACGACTACCAACTCGGCACTCAATACGCCAGCACCAGAGCGATTGCCGAGATACCGCTCTTCACTAACCAGTTCTTCAAGAGCACAGTGGGTCCTGACAACGGATTCAAGATTCATGTCGATGCCACGCATACCGCACACACGTACAACCCCTCACCAGTCGGTAGGAGATTCAAGAGCAGGCCACCGACTGACAGGGAGGCGAGTTCCGCGTACTCCTTCGCGATAGAGAAGAGGGAGTTCGTCAAGTCCACTTACATCACCAAGATAGAGGGAGATGTGACGAATGGTCTGGATTTGTATCTAAATGACATCGATGTCTTCCCTGCTCCCACTAAGACAAACGCGAAGTACCATGGTACCTCACACAGAAGATACAGGAAGATTTTCACAGCGACTGGAGAATGGGCTTGGTACTCATCCATCGACTACACCAACGGCTCGATAAGAATCGGAGAGCCGGGGGTCATCAGCGGGCTCTATGCCATTACCGATGGCTTCCTCGATTCGCTTCAAACCGGTGCTTCTGTGTTCTTGGGTGGCCCCCTTCTTGACAGTGATATAGACGTCATCTCATCTGACGAGTTCACACCGTCATCGGATTTCGAAGGTAGGAGCGAGTACCACTATGACGCTGCTAGTGTAAAGACACAGGGAGGAAACGTCGATTACGGCCTCAGGCAATATGTCACCGCCGTGGAGTTCAAGGCTGGTCCCGAGAGCAATCCACACGCACCCAAGGTAGAGGTAAAGAGAGCAACTGGGAAACCACTGAGCGAACTCAAGACATCACTAGGCAACAGCGAGTTCGCTCTCACCCTCACTCTCAGTCCAGAGGACTTCGCTAGGTTCCCCAATCTAGGCTATGACGACATCGCCAACGCGCCAAAGGAGCAGGGAGAACTCATCTACGAGGTTCAGTACAATGATGGTAGCACCATACACAGATACCACTACCATGGCAATCTCAAGACCATTGGCTCTGTCACCACGCCTGATAACAGCATAACACTAGCGTACACCACAGCAGTAGGAACAAACCCCACCTCCTTGGTCGGAAAGAAAATCACATTGAGCAGAAAGGCTGCGAGAGTGATAAGGGAGACCTCTGCCTTCGGCACCGGTCAGACGTTCTACGACGGTGGTGTGGTATACAGGGAACTCTTCAACAACATGCACATAGATACCTCTCTCGGTATTACTGCCTACAGTTCTACCGCGAGAGCCTACGTAGAAATAGACAGCAGTGATTTAGGAAAGAAGACATTACACAACCTACATGGTATGAACATCAAGAAGGATGACGAGGTATACTACTATGTTGATACCACGACTGATGAAATCAAGAAGATAGGGACTGTCACTAGAGTCGATGGTAGCACAATACATCTTTCGGGCAATGCGCCAGACATACCATCCAACGCGAAACTAGCAGTGGCAATGGGTGATTATGAGGACAGAGATGCGATACTCAATGCCAAGTGGTTGAACCCATACGCACCCGGTGGACTCCGTAACGGCGATACGATATGGGCTAATATGTCCTACAACAATCCACATGCCGTTGAGGGACTATTCGCTAAGAGCAGAGGCGTGTATGACGAGTCACAAGTGTGGTCCGAGTTCACTGGAGGCTCGGGCTCATTGAGCGACTCACCGAGAGACAGCACCCCGATAGAGAACTTCCTGATTGGTAATGACTGCCTAGAGACTGCTAGAAACTACGTGCAACACGTCAACAGGACGATAGAGGAGAACTACCTAGCACTGGGCCTCACTGCCTCACAAGCGCCCACTATCGCTTACACAGACCCCTATCTTTTCACTGCGGACCATGCTCGGGTCCTGCTATACGACGTGGCACATGACAGGGAGTTCATCGCATTCCAAGACATCTTCATGCAAGTGCAGACGAGTCCCGAGGCCACGCAGTTGGGGTGGAGAAAGGAAGTCGTTGACACAGGTGGTACAAGCAGGACATCCCTCTACAAATTAAATGCGCAATACGCTGGCTCCGCTCCTAGCCCATGGACCACTCAGATAGACGTGACAAACGGATACCTCTCACAGAACCCATACATCAGGAGTACACAGCAATCAAAGTTCATAGAGAGCGCATACGCACATGACTTAGCCAACAGACAGACAAGCGACCTGTTGGAAAGCACAGTTCCAACTGGGACCTACAAACTACCGACCGATGGCAGGGATAACACCAGCGTCAGGATTTACGGCAAGGCCCACGGTCATCATGTGCATACGGAATACTCACTCGGTGGCACTGTCGATGGACTGAGACACGGTTACAGCACAGTGCCCAGAACCAATGACAGTGCGTCTTTGAGTGAAGTGGCGGACACGCTTCATTTCTTGACAAGAATCCCATTGGATTCGTCTGATGTCTTCACATCAGCGCTCGTCACACACAGGAAATCCACATCATCATCCGGATACAACCTCAGGGACCCATCCACCTTCTTCGACACACCAGATGGCACGAGGGTGATACCCGCCTTCCTGTGCCTCAGGGGAATCAGAGCAGAGTCATTGGACCTAACCTCGCATGAGGAGAGCAGGTTGCAGCACCTCCCTGAGTGGAAGGACATGGACTTCGTCAGAAGACTCACCATCGATATGGGTGAGGTCAAGAACAGGGAAGGTGTTGTCAATATCAGACAAGCCGCTGAGGAAGTAGTCAGGCTCATCAATCAACACGGTGCCCTAACTGCTAGAACCAACAACGGCTCAGCACATGACCCCTCTCCCTTCTGGCATGTGGATGACAAGAACAAGGGCACCCACATGGGATACGTCAGAGCACACATAGGCAGGGAAGTTCAGGACCTGAAAGGAGACACCGGTGTATCGATAGTCGTACACAGCACGGTTCCGGGGGCAACGGGCCGTAACTTCTGCGTATGGTTGGACAACAGCACTGGTCAAGACACGTACGAGCCTGAGTTCCTAATAGGACATGGTGGGAGGTGGAGGAACTTCTGGGCGTTACCGGAAGAGAACGAGGGTGAGAACATGCATCCAGCACCAATGCCACTGAACAAGCATGGTCGACCATTCGCACCAATCACCACTCTACGTCAGTACATCACAGCAGAGGAAAGCGGTGAGGACGTGCATAGCGTCTCTGATTTCGAGGATGACACTGTGCTCAGAGCGGTGTCCGATTCCATCAGCGGTAAAAGCCATAACACAATCAACGTAGAATCTCTTGACGTCAAGGGTTCATCTTCAACACTGACCAAGGGACTCAGAGTAGGGTCGAGAGCCACTGGTAGAGTCAACTTCGGCGGATTAGTAGCGACAGGTGTGCCGGGATGGGCGCCCAATGCTGGTACATGGGGTTTCGGCAAGGTGAACGAGAGGGGGTTCAACAACAGGTATGGAAAGTCAACAGGCTCCTATGGCTCATACGTGCCTAGTGCTGACAAACTATCTGACAACATAGGCAGCGGACAGGTCTTCGGATTCAGATTCAAGGACAACACCGGAGACGAGTTCGGAGTAAGATACGTCTACAAGCAAGTGAGCGAGTCCTTCTCGAATGAAAACACAATCCTACCGAACACGATAGACGATGAAGTCTGCGTATTCTTCGATGACCGTGATACCTCACAAGGTGGCTTCACGATAGGCAAGCACATGTTCGGCTCAGGAGACTCCACAGGCAGAATGGCGGTGGATTACGGCGATAGCAGTCTTACCAACGTAGACACTGCTGGTGGTTTCGTCACAGGTCACCGCTATAGAATAGTAAGCACAGGCAGCACCGATTTCACCACCGTGGGTGCTGCTGATAGCAACGTGGGCACGTTCTTCGTAGCAACTGGGGCTGGTTCTGGAACTGGCACGGCAAGAGCAGTGCCTACAGTCACAGAGCACGCTTGGAAGGGCGGTAGGTGGAGAGGCGTACCATCACCGGAGGCTACCATAGCGGTAGGCTCATCGGTTGGATTGGATGGTGGTGGGCTCAGTCTCTCAGGCACGACACTGACTATCACACATGCAAGACCCTATTCCCATATGTCCAGTGACATAGACATACTCGGGTACTACGGCTTCCCCAAGGAGAACGGCGTCATACACATTCATGGCAGGAAACTCACCGTGGCACCCGCCGATGACGTCCACCTAGGATATGTGGCGTCCTACAGCAGAAGGGAGGGAGACAAATTCTACGACGTCGAGGGATTCACATCCACAGAACTTGCGACAATCAGTGGCAATGGTGGCGAGTTCATATCCGCTGGGCCTAACTGGACTTGTCTAGTCACTGACGAACTCATGGCTGCTGTGACCGCTGCTGCTGTCAATGCTGGCAACATCATAAACTCAGCAGAGGGACTCAAGTTCGATTGCACTGACATGTATGCAGCAGATGGTAGGACCTTTGGTGAGTGGGGCGTCAGCCCAACCGCAATCACCATCAGGGCCTACAACCCAAACAAGACGCTACGGCCACTCAACACATCATTCTCAGCCACTCTCCATCCCGACCAAGGAATCAAAGCCGCGCATCTGGAGTTCGGTGAGTTGGAGAAGACATTGAGACCAACAGGCTCAGTTGGCTATGCTTTCGGCACCTCAAGAGCAGTGTCGGATGCTGACATAGACAAGAGCCGTAACATAGACTGCGGTTACATACCTTACACTCTACTACAGATACGCACTGCTGCGAGAGGACCCAACAGCAACACAGCCACACCGGTTCTTGTAGACTCCAGCAACATTCCAGTGAGCATCAAGAAGTGGAGGGAGGGACTGAAGGGCATATCATTCACACGCTCATCGGGAGACCACATACTGCCCAAGATAGACAACCCGCAACTCCTTACTGACGAAGCGGGTGGACTCAGAGCCAATGTGAACAACACCGCACAGGACGTCACGGACTTCCTGATTCCATACTACCAGTCACATGTGGTACTGAAACCCGCAAACGAGAGAGCGAGGGTGTATCTCTCCCCAGACATAAACACAACAGCAGAACTACGTTACAACACGACCAGCGCCACAGCATCCACTGCCGATGCGTATGATTTGGAGTGGGTAGCAGACACGGGTTCCGATGACTTCGACACCCATCACACCGGCGGTGGTGGTAGCCCATCAGCAAGCGTTGACTACCTATGGTCCAAGTGGGGGGATAGGGAACACACCCGGAAGTTCGATGGACTGCGCTCCGTCGGTAGCGTATTCTCAGAACCTGTTGTCATGTTCAAGGGCGGTAAGAGAAGTCGTGACCACAGCGTGCCATTGTACTTCGGCGGTGGCTTCAGTGGTGTTACGCTTGACGTCAATGACGGCACTCAGAACGATTACTCCTCGTTCTACACCCACCCTTATGCCAATGGGCCTACGGGAGTCTCAGGCATACAGAACGCAAGCGAGATATCCACCAGTTTCGCAATGCTCGATACCAATGCAATGTTCGCATTCTTCCCCGGTGCAGCGCTTTGCAACCAACACCGTGGTAGCATCACACCACCAGCATTCAACAAGGACAACGTGCTTGCTCCTGATTTGAACAAGACCTCAGTGCTGTCGAATGACATAATCACTGCCAAGCCCACTCCCCTAGTCCTCAGGTTCCCACACCCCACGGCGAGGTACGAGGACCACATCGATGGCACTGAGAACAAGACCACGTATGTCATATTCGGGCCGGGTCAGGCGTTCCCCTTCACTAGGGAGGTCAACGACAGCAATGGTCTAGCACACTCCAGCGTAGACGCTGGTAACAAGTTCGAGCCCAATCCCGGCCTGATAGTCACGGCGACCAACAATTCGACTTGGGCCTCCGTGCCTGACAGTGACACGCAATCCAATCTACTGTTCCCGAACTCCATCGACAACGACAAGTACACGTTCGGCCCCATGAGCAAGACCCGTTACAACGACACTGCTGGATTCCACTGGAGAACGATGGTCAACTGGGAGACGCCAGCCGGGTACTGCATGAAAGGGAAGTTCCTACAGAGACCCGCTCACGGTAGGCACTACGGTCAGCAGTTCAGTGACGCTACACCGCATCACGCTACCGACCTATTGCCCATACATCCGAAGATGCACACCCCTGTCATAGCATACGGCATAGCGATGGCCGCTGATACGGTGTGGCACATGGATGGTGGCTTCCATCCCGGCGGTCACTGGATGGACAATCAAATCACATTCAACCCACCACATCCCTCTGCTAGTAGTAATAACAGAATAAACGGCACGTCGTGGCCTAGGGGAGACCAGATACACCCAGCGGCATTCAGGGTATCGGGGACCATGTTGAACAAGACACTGAACTACACAGGCTCATCTGATTCAGTGACTACTGCCCACGCCCAAATGGAGTACATAGTGGTAGATGCGACGCGCTGTCAGAACGGCGAGGAGTTCGCCACCATTCTGGGTGCGGCCATCAACACCTTCCCCGGTGCTGGGGCACTGAAGGCGCTCGGTGGCACACACATGCCATCAATGGGCAACTCCCTCAGACAGGACAGGTACGGCTGGGTGTCAGTCGGAACCTCATCGAGCGGGGTGCAACAATCAAGCGCACCCACCAATTTCATCACAGTCGACACCAGCAATCCCAATCAGGTCACAGCAGAGCAGATACCAGCGTCTGGCTGGCTGAGAGCCCATGTCAGCAATACCGTGAGTTGGGCCTGTTACCACTCGAGGGAGATAAACGCAAGTGGTGACATCAAGTTCTTCCTAGCACCCAACAGAATAGAGGGCAAGAACGAGTTCGAGGATATAGCGACTTGGGAAGACCATGTAGGGGGTAGCGCTGATGATTTCGCGACAGTAGCAAGCAATGCCACTATCTTCGTGTGGTCCAAGGCCGGTACGATACGCTTCAACAACGAGAACGACAGCACCCGTGACCACATGACACAGGCTCACTTCTCAGGCATCGCGGATGCCATTGACAGGACGAGGCCAATCGGAGCAGTGGGGTGGCATGGCGAGAGGTACTCCTTGCTCAACAGCCTCAAGATATCCGTCTCCACCACCAAGAACGCAAGCACTACCACTACCACTGGTTACGCTGCTGGTCTAGGTGCCTATCATCCCAATCTGGCATTCTCGCCATACGGTACCGCTGGCACGGTGATGTCAACGCATGGCTCAGTGCCAGTGGTCGCACCGATGAAGCACAGTCCGGAGAGCATAGCGCCCGTGGATGGTCTGGGCACTAACGTAGCAGATGCTCTAACCAAAACCAGATTCTATACCAACTTCCCAGACTCAAGTGGTGACGGTTGGTCGACAGGCACATCGAGTCCCTATTTCCAAGACAGTGATACGACCACCAACAGCGTCACACACTGGTCATCGCCCACGAACTACAGGACGACCCTACCGAAGGAACTCACACACCCACAGGGTCTGTACACCAGCGCCTTCCTAGTGGTCAGTTACGAATGCGAGACGGCACTCAAGAACAAGTACGACCGTGACCTGATACAGTGCAACGGTGATTGGCTCCATCTCAAGACCACCAGCAGCAACAAGATACGCGCTGCTGGCACTACGCAATTCGACCCCAGATTCCATGACCAAGACAGGTACATCGCACCAGCAAACGCCGGTCCTAACGTCGAGGCTCTGATAGTGGATGGCACAGCAGTGCCAACAGGCACGGTAGGAGCGAATTGGACCGATACCCTCACGTCCGACTTCTTCACCAACTTCTCATTCACCAACGCTACCTGTGACTACAACGACGACCCCACCATCACGCATGATGCTGATGACAAAATCATCGTTGGTCTGAGAGTGATTGGGACTGGCATACCGGAAGGTGCCACCATAGCGAGCATCACCAGCACCACCGAGTTCGAACTATCCGCCTCAACAACGGGAGGGTCTGTCACAAACGGTACGCTGACCTTCGTCGATACGACATCAGCCAGCAATGACCTGCTTCTGAAGAATGCTACACCGGGTCTAAACAAGACCGGTGACCTACTCTTCGACCTAGATAGAAGCGTGGGCTCTGCCTTGCTTGAGAGTGGTGACGCTCAGAGGAACGTGTCTGCTGATAAGTACACAGGCACAGCGTACACAGCCAGCACTGGTAACAGCGTTGCCTATCCGACTGAGTATTGGATGGGTGACGTCAACGCATTCCAGATGTACGAAAACTCACCTGCGAAGAACTTCTCGGTGGAGAACGTGGTGTGGAAGAGGATGGATGGTGGCAACCTGTCACTACCAGCAATCAACGCTCGTGGTCTCGGTGCCGTTCCTTGGGTCACTAGGGTAGATACGACAGGCTCATCGGACACAGCCTTCCTGACGGGCGAGAAGTTGTACGGCAATGTCAGGTTCTCATTCGAGACGACCAACAGCGCGATGATGCCAGTGCTCCAAGCGCAGGAACTATCCCACCCTGAGTTCATGAGGAAGAACCCCTACTCAGTGGGTAGCGTGCTAAACATCCCCAATGAGGAGATACAGTTCCAGTCTATCACAGTCATAGACGACGCTGGGCAGGAGCACGTCATAGAGGGCGGTAGCCCACTGGGGACAATCATCAGGGGCTTTAGGACACCACCGGACAGAGGCACCAACGGGAAGGCACCAGCACTGGCTAACAGCGGTAACACACCCAACCTAAAGGTGATGCTACCCAATCCAGACTCGATACCCGGTAATATCGTCGTACGCTCTGGCTTCGACCCATTGCAGGCTTATCAGAATGAGACGATGGGCTCTGGTGGTATGATACACCCAGACCTCGGCGATACTCACATAGGTCACCTGTTCGACAACTCAGTAGCAGGTCCCAGAAACTCACCTACGTACGAGGACCACAATTGGGAGAGAATCAACCCAGTGACCTTCGACTCCGAGGTCGGCGCTTGGAACAACAACAACCCACTCAAGTCCTCGTACGAACTACATGACAGGACCCTGTTGTTCCATGTCACTAAGATGGGTCACTCCCACACTCATCGGTATCCTACTACATACACACACTCGTTTGGCTCCTCCGGTGCGTGTAGCCTGCAAAATCAAGACTTGTCTGTTGTGAGTTGGACACCGAGCAGCAGTCAGTTGGTGGTCAGCGACACGCCTGACGCTAAAGTCATAGACGCTGGGTTCGGCACCAAGGAGGTCGCTGACAGCAGGAAGTTCCTGAGAGTCTACAACCCCACGACCGATGAGGGCGCAGTTTGCTCTTACACCAGTGCTGGTAGTGCGACTCTGACCGTTGTGGGCGATGTTGACTTCGCTGACTTCATGGCGGGGCAGACGGTCACCAATCTGAAGGTAGTGCCATCCTACTACGTGCCAGCCTGCTCAACCAGATTCTTCGCCGCTAGAAGAATGAGGGACCATGCAGAGGTTAGCGGCAACTCACCTGATATGGCACATACCCTCTACTTCGCTGGTGACACGATTGCACACAACGCATACAGCGAACCTCAGATGACACCAATGCCCTACCCTAGAATGGGGCATCATTTCGTCACACCGACGATGCCGATGCTACCCGGACACTGGGCTCATCCTGCCTATCAATCGCTGTATGAGCGTCATTTGGCTGATTTTAATTCGACAACCTCTTTCCTTGACGCAGGTCTTTTCAACAAGCATACAACTTCAACTAACGTGCTCTCAGAGGTGGAAACATCACTCGGCACCTCGTTGGTGGACAACATCAACCCGCTGGAAGCAGAGGTAAATTTCAGTGGTGTGAACGCCGCTCCATCGCCGCCCAGCGATATACATGGAGGGGCGTTCACGTTGATGTTCGAGACTGGTGTGAAATATGATGGTTATGGTGTTCTAGCATCCTCAGGCACCGCTGGGACGATGAATTCACTAGGTGGGCACACAGTAGTTCTCGAGGCAAGTGCCAATTACACGTTGGAAAGGCACTTCCCTGACCCTGCTGAGGTCGGCGCATATCAAATTGTCATACAACCCAACGTCTTCTCCAATCAATTAGTGGGCTATCACAACTATGACAGCACCGTGAGCCTGACAAGTCAACAAGTCAACACAGTGGTTGGAATCAAGCGAGATTCAAGCAGAAGTACGAAAATAGGTGGTTTAGCGCTTGTTCTAGCCAAGGAGGTACAAGCAGACGTCAGGGGATGCGAGGTGTTCGTCAACGAGGTGATGCTCGATATCAGCCCCGACCACGGTAGTCAGTTTACTAACGTACCACCACTGATGTCATACAACCCACTCGGTGTGCAATTAACTGAGACCCCATCATTCACCAGAAGGGGTTTTCCATATGCGAGCATGTTCTCAGACGCCACTCCGGGGTATACCTTGAACATACCATGGTGGTCAATACTGCATAAGAACGGACCACAAGGCTCAGAGGCGCAAAACTACAGGGGATTAACGCAATATGCACCTGATGATTACTACCTATTCTCCAGAAGTACCTTTGGAAGCATAGGTAATCAATTGACAATTAATGGATATACTTCTACATATATTGACATATATTCGAATATACGTAATAATATATCTATAAATCCAAAAAGTACAGTCGTATCATTCAGCAATGCCTCAGGTAAAGTGCAAATTAGCAACTCAAACACATTCCCTATATCTCCATACTACTCACAAGTAGTAGAATACATCGGAAAGAACGGAGTGAGATACACAAAGGAGTTAGTTTCTCGTAGTGGTGCGGTAAATGATGTGAATCAGGGCGATTATCTGCAATTGCAAGCAGGCTCAGATGCCTTTTGGAACAACATATACGATGGCGCAATCGTTCGTTTATCATACAAATACGACACTCTACCCGCAGGAGAGATATTCACCAACAGGCAGAAGAGCGTATTTGCACACATACTGCCTGATATTATAGACGGCAATCAAGATACCAACAACGGATTCCTACCAGATGCGTTTATCTGCATGTGGCATCCTAATCTAGGTAGGCCCAACACATACTTCTCAGATAGTAGAACAACACTATCTGGTAATTCAATCGATAAGTCCCCATACAATTCCATACCCGAGCACTTCGAAACCATACATTATCACGACTTCTCACATGTGATAAGCACCGGTCCCTTTGATTTCCTAATCAAGACACCCAAGAACACTAGGACCGGTGAGGTGACTTCGGGTGATTCTGACCACGATGTTGGTGGGACGAACGTGATGCTGAGTGGTTTCTGGCCCTGTGGTAGCCGTGGAGGCGCCCATGCCAGCAGGTTAGACGTCTACTCCTACGCATCCTCATCATGGAACCTCCATGCCACTACTGACAACTGCAACTTCTCCTCAGCATCCAACAATGAGTGGACGGATGCCGACGATGATGGTTCGTACTCACTTAGCAGCGGCCTCGCAGTCGGTAGCATGGGTGGCACCAGAAGAAGGCCGTACGGGTACCGTAACGCTGTACGGCAAGCCAATAACAAGCCTCGTTACGGTGTCAATCCAGTCAGGTTCCAACACGAGAACACAGCCAACGTGGAGGGTAACAACACCACTGACTACGAAGCAGGGCCACTCGTGCAGATTGAGTCCAGCGCGTGGGGATGGTCGGGCAACAGCACCAATGACAGCACCTTCCCAACGACATACGTCGGTGTGATGGAGAGACTGACCAACTTCACCGGCATGCTAGGACACGACCAAGCCAACCTGCAAGTCAGATACAGCGACGGTCGCAGAATGACAAGGCCCTTCGGTACGCCAGTACGCACTCTCAGGAACCCGAGCGGTGTTGAGAGGGACTGGTGGGGGGACTTGGAAGGAAAGGGTCTTACAAGCCTCTCTGTGGCCGCGCAGTACTATCTGGTAGATTGGTGGGGCAACGAACGTGGAGAGGCTGTAAGACGTGCTCCAGTGCGTGGATTCGGTATCAGGCCATCATGGGACTGTGGCAATGCGTACGAGGAGGACAGAACCAACTCAAGAACCCCTTACAGAAGAATCTGGAACAACGGCAAACCAATCTACAATCTCAAAGGCATAGTGAACTTCTCGAACGGCAACGTCAGCGTCACCTCAGGCAACACGGTGCCTAGGTTCGGCGGTGTTCTGAACAACGCGAACAACAACGACGCAAACAACCTAGTCGATGTGTTCGCACCAACCCACTCCCTGCGAGTCGGTGATATGGGCAATGGGCGCGGCGTTAGATACCCCACGATGTTCAACGAAGACAAACTCACAGAACTCTCGTCACCTGTGCACACAACAGGACTGGTGCTGAGTCACAACACAGCAGAGCCCCTCTTCGGGAATGGCCTAGTGAGACCGAGGGACGATGTCCTAGGAGCCGATGAGGTGCCAAGGGGAATCAGCGCTAGGCTTGGCATAGCCGAGAACGGGCTTCTGAAACCGGAGGCGGTGGTGAGTGACAGAATAGAGGACATCGTCGGTACCTCCGTTCACAAAGACCCGATATCAAGGACGAGCCCGAGGATAGGGGTCGATGCAGATACGGTCGAGGGAGTGGAGCAGCATCATATCGCAATAAACACGGAGGCTCACAGCCTCCACACTGACAGGGGCGTCGGTCAGAGAGTGATATTGGAGGGCGGGAGCCAAGTCAAGACTAGTGCGGTATCCACATTGACTGATGTAGAGTACGATGCGCTATCATTCGCTAGGCAATCATCCTCACACTCAACACTGAGCAGTGCCTACAAGTTCTCCCATACCGGTGCTTTCAGACCGTACGGTGGTAGTTACATAATGGAGACTAGGTCATACGCTGGTCTCTTCGATGATACCGGTTGGGGAGTCGGTAGTCTCACCGGAGCCACCTCCACCTCGAACCCCTATCAAGACACGACTAGTTACTCCTCTGACTCTGTGAGGAACAACGAGAGCGATAGTGTCGTGGAGTTCATGCTACGACCAATCAGAGTCTTGGACAAGAATCACATAGAGGTGTTCAGGTTCCACAACTTCCTAGTGGATGGCACCTCGCCGCAATACGATGCGAATTACTACTACTGCACGTCGGGCGGAAGGTACGGGCTCTTTACCTACAAAGTCGAGAACGGCAGAACGGGGACTAACAACATACCAACGTCAAGAAGCCTTCCGGATGGCAATGGGCCGTATATACCAGTATACGTCATAGTGCCAGATAACAGCACAACCACACCCAATAGTCAAGGACCTAAGATACCCGGTGCGGGTGTGACTGGATATGATGTTACAAGCCTAGAGACACCCGTATCCAGATTGGTAATCAGCGAGAACACACTTCAACACCATCGCTCAGACGCACCTAGGAGAAGACAGGAAGAGCAGAGCGACGACAAGTTGAGGAGAATTGACTACACTATCAGACCGAGATTCAGTCAGGCTCTTCATAACAAGGGACACGATGGTGACGTGAGTTACAACGTCACTGAACACAGCGGAGATGGTAGTTGATGGCTAGGATGCAGAACTCCAATGGGGCGTTCAACACGTCGATGACCACAATAGCCACGAAAAGCAGGAGGCCTGTGTTCGTTGACAACGCAGTTCACTTTGCCAAGGTAGAGCCGAGGAGCAGCGGCAAGAGCAGAGTCACCATAGAGCAGAGGAACGCAGAGACCTATCACGTCGCAACGGAGAAATCATACTCCATAGTCGAGTCTGAGTCTGCGATAATACTCGCTCACAAGGAGACCGATGGTCATACTATCAAGAGCAGCCTCTTCTCAACCAGAGGAAAGAATATCACCACACCCCTCCTATATGCGAGGAGCGACCCAAGCATGAGGTTGATTGGAAGGACGTCCACCATGACAAGCAATGGTCTCAGGCTCGACTTACGCAACATGAAAGGGAAGAAACTGAAGGACATAGGGTTCGATGATGAGTCAGTCAGAATGGGTCAAAAAGTAGACGTAGGTCTCAGAACCACTGACCTAGCAAATGAACTGGCCCGCTCGATAACCGGCACAGTCACGGCATTCTCAATAGGCAATTCGCTGCGTAGTACTAACACAGGCTCACAGAGAAGAACGGTGAGCAATGTATTCCTGTCTGCTGATTTCAAGAACATAAACCTCATCAGCGCTCTGAGATTCATCTCCAGACACGATAACAGGATACCCATGTATGATAGGTACGGCGTATTGCAATACACACCATACAATTCGTCCTCCACGGTTCGCGCTATCGCTGCTAATGTCAGAGTAGGTGAGAAGGACAAAAACCCCATAGAGCATTCGGAGAACAGAATCACAGTTCAAGGCATGTCGATTGCGCTCAACGAGAACCTCGTTCTCACCATGGATGACAGAGGACGACAACAAGGTAGATTCGACAACGACATCATCGAAAGCACATCGCCAATCTTCGACGCATCCATCACGAACAGGCAACAAGCAAGAAGGGTAGCAAGGCAGATACTCAAGACCAACTCCCTGCTAACTGGCAGCATCTCATCTAATGGCCATCCCGAGTTGTGGGACCTGAGGCCCGGTGACGTGGTGTTCTACGACGGTAGCAGATTGACAATCTTGGAAGTCATTCACAGAATGGCAGATAGAATGAGCGACTTCGTGTTCCTCAACGCAGACATAGGAATAGAGGGTGTGTTCCAAGGCATCATCGAGGGTAGCATAGCGTCCTCTGAGACCACTAACAACGAGAAAGTCAATCAAGTGAAGAGTGAGAACTTCTCATTCTTCGAGGGCTTTGAGATAAACATATTACCCATAATAACAGTCACCCCTGTTTCCGGTAGTGGATTCCTCATCGGAGGAAACACCAATAGGGGTAAGTTGGGTGGGGCACAAACAGTGACAGGTGTGACGGGTGACATAAACAGCATTGGATTGAACAAGTCAACTCCGATTCAGACGAGAGGTGAGATGTGATGCCTGCGAATGACCATTTGAAGCGACTCATGATAGAAACCATAGCAAATAACATCAATGAGATGGTCATCGGGTTTGATGGAACGCCTGCCACGTCGACTGACGGAGCCGCTGGGAGACCTGCTATCACCGTCACACCAACCATCAGGATACTCGATAACTCAACTCTCTTGGTCGAGGGCAACATACCTAGTAGCGAATCATTCGATGACACTCTCAAAGAGGTGTTCATCCAACTCAGAGGCACTAATGACTTTACACCTATCACAAGACACGTATTCAGACCAATCAAGAAGACCAATAGCAACGAAGTCAATCTGCAATTCATAATAGAGGTGAAGTGAAATGGCGAGTGGGATAAGCGGGCACACAGGGAGATTGACTGACGGGGACTTCGTTATGTCCCCCTCTTTCACCAATCTCTTGGAAGCGACACACGGTAACGGGATACTTCTGCTTGAGGACGGCGCGACTAGCACCAGCGGCAATCGCAACACACCCGCATCCCTATCAGGTGCGATAGCGAAGAACGGGACCAACGGGCTCAACATCAAGGCTGGGTATGCTGTGATAGACGGGATGGTTGTTGACTTTGGCGACTACACCGTTGGTGTCAATGCCAACACGTACTCACTTACCCTGCAACAAAGTACGATTGAGGGAAACAACTCAGCCCTGACCAGTGGACAGTCTGTTCTTCTCGTTGTGTACGTGTCAACATACGGTGAGACCAATTACAAACACATCATGGTGGAGATGGGCACTCCGGTCTCCAGTGGGTTCCCCGTGACGCCTGAGTCCTTCCTAACGGACACTAGCGGGCTCGCTGTAGCCACACACGACACTCATGGTACGTTGAATCTAAACTCCAAGCAGAGCACTGTTCTCGCTGTCGTCAAGTGCATCTACAACGACAGCGGTGGGGACTTGGATTTGGAGGTCGATACGATATACGACATGAGGACCTTCATTCGCCAATCACCGATATACATGACACCCATGACCAAGGACACCGTGGGTACATTCACGAACAGAATCACATCCGCCTCAGGGCTTGATGGTATGCACGGTGCAGGTAATGAGACTGGGGCTCTCACTAACTCGGACAATCCCCTAGGTGCTCTCTGGATGAGTAGCAATGAGAACAGCGAATCCGTGCTATACTTCAGTGGCGTGCAGTCGTCCAGTCGTAACACTTGGAGGCTGGGCCCTGATAACCTAGTGACGGCGACCACCACGCAGACATTCAAAGTCGATACTGGCAATTACTTCATTATGACACCGGGTGGTTCTGGTGTCGAACTCAACCCCGTAGGAGAATTTCCCAAAAGTCATGTAATCACCGTGCTGAACCTAAGTGGCTCTAACACAGTTCTATTCAATGAGTCTCCAGATGGTAATTCCGGAACTGCCAAGTTCACACTAGCCACCAACAAGAGCGCTATCTTCGCGTATGACGGTGACGACACTTGGAGGCAGGCATTCGTCTCTGGTAACGTATCAGGTGCAGCGAGTGGTGTTGTCAGTAGCGTGCAGATATCAGACGGCGCTGGTAATCACACCTCCGATGCGGACCTTATCTTCCTCAAGGGGGAAATCACAGGCGTCCTCATCAACAACGGTGGCGGATACAGTGCTGCTACTACTTCTGCCATGACGGTAGATAGTGTGGATGCAACCACGAAGATATCCGTCGGTGACGTCCTGAGAAGGACGAACAATGCAGGTGATGTGATAGGCACTGTGACAGCAGTCACATCCACGAGCATCACCATCGGTGCCGGGACTCTCGTCACCGTGAACAACGATGACCCCATCTACAGAGAGGGGAAGATAACAATCGATGGTGTGGCTAACATCAGCAAGCCAATCTTCGGTCCGACCGGCATAGAGTTTACGCCAGTGGGCAAGAACCCATACAAGACCACAGCAGCGAACTCGCTCTGGAGGAACAGCGCAGACAGCAACAGGCTCTACTCAGGCCCCACCAAGATACTGCTCGATGGGGACAGCGTCGGTGCTACCACGATAGTCGGACTGACCGACACACCGGCCAACTTCTCAGGCGCTGCCAATAAGTTCCTGCAAGTCAATAGCACACCAGATGCGATAATCTTCGATACAATCGCAAGCGGTGACCTCCCTTCCAATCTCAATACCGTCACAGCCATAGGCCCTGCTGGAACCTTGACGGTTAATCAGGACCTCACGGTTACGGGTAATCTGATTATCAGTGGCACTAGCACGACACTGAACACCGCGACTGTGAACGTCGAGGACATCAATATGGTCCTAGGCAACGGCGTCGGTAATGACGCAGCAGTCGATGGTGGGGGCATCACGCTAGACAGCAGCGATGGCGACAAGACCATCCTATTCACCGACTCCACTGACTCTTGGACGTTCAACCAGCATCTCTTCCCAAGCGCTGACAGCAGTAAGAACCTCGGTAGCAGCAGCATCAGATGGGCGACCAGTTTCTCCGATGCTGTCAATACAGGCACGATTACAGGGAGCGGAGACGTCACAATAGCCAGTAGTGTGTTTAAGGTCGACAGTTCGGGCAAAGTGGGTGTCAACCAAGCAACGCCTGTGTCCTCCTTCCAGTACGAGAGCGTTGGTCACGGGTATGTCACTGGGTCCAGCGCAAGCGACTCAGATTCAGCAGAGGCACTAACCCTCTTCGCTAAGACTGCCTTCAGAGGAGCCAAGTTGCTCATCTCCATAGAGAATACCACGGATAGCGATTACGAGACCCATGAGGCCGTGATTAGCCACACCGGTGGGTCTGGTGGCAGCGCTGCTGCAATCACCGTGTACGGACAGGTAAGGACCGATAGCGGTGCGGCATTTTCCACCTTCGCAGCACAGGAGGCGAGTGGGAACATACAACTCCTAATCACTCCCGGTGTCGGTAGTAAGGCGTATACGTTTAAAGTGGCATGGAAGGGCATAGCAGTATGATGGAGGTGAGTTGAGTGGCAGAGAAGGACTTCCGTGTACAGAAGGGACTGATAGTCGCCGATGGTGATGTTACTGTCCCATCTGACCACAGTATTTTCGCTGGTACGTTTGACACAAACGTGGCTGCCGCTGGCGTTACGCTCACAGGCACTACGTTAGCCGCTGACGGTACTGACACCAACATCAACATCGCAATTACTCCCAAGGGCACTGGTGAAGTAGACATCTCCAAGGTCGACATAGACGGAGGTACGATAGACGGGGCTACCATCGCCACATCAAACATTACCGTAGGCACTGGTAAGACCTTGGACGTGTCAGGTGGCACACTGACTCTCGCCAATGACCAAATTAGCGGTGATGCGGTTTCAGGCGGTACAATCGACACAACCACCATCACAGCACTCGCTGGCGACTTGAGCCTCGGTGAAAACAGCATCACCAACGTCGGTGACATAAACGCAGACAGCATAAGCGTCGATGCAGCAGGAACTGGTCTCAACATAGATATGAGTGGTGCTGATACTGGTACTGCTAAGATTACGCTAAAAGACGCTTCTGCCGATGCGTTGAGCATCACTGATGGGTCTGCTGATTTCATGGTCTTCAATACGTCCGCAGAGACAATCACCTTCGGGAAGAACAGCACGTTCGCCAGTACCACTATCGCTGACTTGGGTACAGTTACCACTGCTGACATCGACGGTGGTACTCTCGACGGTGTGACAATAGGAGGAGCAGCGCAAGCAGCGGCGACTGTGACCACTCTCGTTGCCACTGGTAACATACAGGCTGGTACTGGTAACACCGGTGAGTTGAGAACCACAACAGGCATACTTCAGGACAACGTCGGAGCCAACCACAAGATACTGACTGTCGATGGCACCAACTTCTACACCAGTGAAACTCTATCAGTCACTGAAGTCTCCAACAGAAGCAAAACTCCCGGTGGTGGTTTCGGCACTAACGCTGATGGGATAGGTAAAGTGATAGTTCTGGCCTTGAACATTGAGAACGCTAGTACTGACCTCTTCCAAGCAGCAGAAGCGTTCTGTGCCATGAGCATAAAAACTGCGGCAGGAACAATTACGAGGAGGGTAATAAGCAAAGTCATAGGCCACTTGAATGCAGATGGCGGTATAGAGACCACTGTCACACACCACAGCGGTAACACTACACTGGGGAACTTCAGGTGGGTCTTCCATGAAGACGCTGGCGGCAGTTCTGGAACCAATCACATGACTCTCATATTCGAGTACACAGCCCGTCATAACCATACAAATGGCTCTGCTGATGTCACAACGTACTCAGTAAACGTCAACGGTCTGTCGTTATCAGGAGCAGGTGGTTGATATGGCTGAACCAAGCATACTCACTACAACCCCTAACGCGGTCAACTCGCCGGGGATGCCATTCAAGACCATTCAAGTGGCGAAGGGCACCGAGACGACTAACACTGCCAATAGAGTGGCTGGTACTTATTTCTTCACCACAGCGACTCATGGCTCCTTCACAATCGGTGACCACGTCCATCACACAGCAATAACGAAGGGCACTCAAGTCACAGACATAGATACAGGCACCGGCACTATCTATCTCAGCAAACCGCTCGCTGGTACACTCAACAGTGGTGAGACAGTAACAATACTCTCAGACCGTGTTGGTGCATCAGGAGGACCACCTGCATTCGAGTTGAAGGCAGGCACTGACATAACCGTATCCTCTGCTGCTGTAAACAACTCTGGAGCCGCTATATTAGAGATTAATGCAGTACGAAGAACTATTGCTGTGGATACCAATGGCGACGGTAGTGCCAATGAGACATTAGCAAGCACTGAGACCCTGATGCTCAAGAAAGGCACTAATATAACCCTATCAGAATCAGGCGGTGTAGTCACAATATCATCATCTGGTGGTAGCACTCTCGATATAGACGGTTTGTCAGACATCGGTGCTGCTCTAGTAGACGCGGATACGTTCCCAGTCGACGACGGTGATGGTGGTACTAACAGGAAAGCCACCATGTCTAGGCTGAAGACCTACATGACGACAAGCGGTCTACTGACAGTCAGCGGTAATGACCACAGAATGGTGCGTATGGATGGAACAGCAGCGATACAAGACACGGGTATGACCATTGATGACTCCGACAACATCACTGGTGTAGCATCACTCACAGCATCCGCAACAGTCACAGCGGCTGATTTGACTGCTACTGATGACATCACGGTAGGGGACGACCTGATTACGTCCGATGGTAGTATAATCAGACCAGTAAACAAATCGGGAACCAACGTCACTGGTAATACTCTAACACTCAAATCTGGAGGGGGAACTGGAACTGCCTCTTCAAGGATAGACTTCTTCACCAAGAGCGCTGATGGCTCTGGTTCTACTGATGCCTTCTCGTTGAGCAACACGATAGTGATGAAGGACGGAAGGCTAGGGATAGGCAGCGGTGTAGCAAGCGACGTGAGTGGCAACATCATAACTCACCCCTTGACGGTAGCAGAGGACACCGATGCCGAGTTCATCGCAATGGCACTCAGCAATCGCAGTGACTCCAACAACACCAACGGCAGCGTCTCGATGCTGTTCAACCTAGAGGACACTAGCGGCAACACGGTGGATTCCGGGAAGATAAAGGTGGTGAAGAACGAGGCTTTCACTTCAACTGGCACCACTCAGGATTCCAACATAGAGTTCTACACCTCCTTAAACGGCACACTCACCAAGAGGATGGAAGTCCTGTCTGATGGTGCTAAAGTCACTGGTGACCTAGCAGTCACTGGAGACTTGAACATAACAGGTGACGTCAACAGCGTCAGTGTGACTAACTTGGATGTTGATGACCTGACAATCACACTAGCCAAGGGTGCTGCTGACTCTGCTGGCGCTGATGGTGCAGGGTTCTCTATCGATGGTGCTAGTGCGTCTATGTTGTACTCTGACACTGGGACCAAGTTCACCATAAACAAACCACTGGACATCACTGGTAACCTGAACGTCACAGGCACACTGACGGGCGATACATCACTGACACTCGACAGCACCACGATAACGACTGCCGAGATTGGCGTCTTGGATAGCGTGACAGCAGGCACTGCGACTGCAAGCAAGGCCCTTGTGGTGGATGGCAGCAAAGACATAGGGACACTAGGCACACTGACAGCCGCGACCATCACTGCGAACACCACCATCAACACCCCGTCATTATCCGTCGATTCGGTCGCAGTGATAGATACCAGCAGTTCCAACAGTCAGTCATTCGCTGGCTCGGCTATTGATTTGTTCACTTACGCATACGGTACGTACAGAACTGCGAAGTTGGTGGGTCACATCCATAACACCAGCACTCATGAGACCGATGCGTTCGAGATTCTTGTGACATACGATGGAGACACCGGGCCGACTGGTAGCGGCGCTACTGACGTGCACATGACGACTTACGCTTACATCAGTTCAAACGATACCCCAATGGGCACTCTAGCGGCCGTTAAGAGTGGAAGTAATATAGCAGTTCAGTTTACGAACACTGTAAGTAACTTCACCGGAGCATTTTCGGTGACGGCAACTCAATTAATCAAACAATGATGGAGAGTGAAATCATGGTGAGGAAATGGCAGAGAAGAATTTCAGGGTAAGAAAAGGTTTGACAGTCGGCACTACGAAGCAGATGCTATTCGATGCTGACCTAGGTAAACTCACCATAGGTAGTGACCTGACAAGTAGGATTGATGAGACTACCAGAGACGAGGCGCTGATTCACCTCATCACGGACAACGATGACAGCGATGGCGACAGTGTTGTCTCCTACGACATGATTATCGAAAGACAGATGGGGGATGCGGACAGCCCTAACCAAGGACCCGTCTTAGCGCTTTTTTCCACCAATACCGCTGGTTCAGGTAGTGGCGGTTCGTCCATGTTGGATGACACCAACATAGGTAACATCCTGTTCAGGGCTGAGACTCACAACGCCACTGACGCTAACTTCGGCCAGATAAGGGTCAACATACAGGACTCTGACAATACCAGCAGAGACTCGAAGATGTTCTTCAAGGTGCAAAGTAATAACAGCATGACAGAGATGCTCACCATCAACGGTGAAGATGGTAACGTCGTAGTATCTAACGGTGGACTCAAAATCGGCAGTGGAGCGGCTGTCACCACTATTCTGGACGAGGACAATATGGCCTCCGACTCTGCCACAGCCTTGGCTACGCAACAATCAATCAAGGCATACGTCGCTTCTCAAGTAGGTGCTGCTGGTGGTGGAGACATAACCGGTGTGGACCTAACAGGTGGGACAGGGGTAACAATAGGCTCTGAGACTGGCACTACAACTGGAAATTACTCTTCAACAATATCAATTGGCCAAGCAGTTGGTACTTCAGACGATGTGACATTTTCAACAGTCACAATCGCTAGTGATTTGATTCACTCAGGAGATACCAACAACAAGATTACATTTGGTACAGACACTCAAACATTCACCACCGCCGGAACAGCAAGAATGACAATTGCTTCTGATGGTGATGTAGGAATAGGCACTACGAGTCCTGCCCATAATCTAGATGTCGCTAGTAGTAGCACTCCTTCGATATTTATACGCAATACGGATGCGGCTCATGCTGCTGATGATAAGATAGGCTCTCTGTTATTCTTCAACGCAGAAGATAGCACAGGTGGTGATGGAAGTAGGGTAGGAGCAGGTCTTAGATATGTTGCTACCGATAATTTCGGGAGAGGGAGATTAGAACTAACAGCAGGAAATAGCAATCAGATTTCAAGTTATGGAGATTCTGAAAATTATGATGACACTTCAATAGCGCGTTTGTCAATATTGACTGATGGTGGCAATGTCGGAATAGGCACTACGAGTCCGTTGAATAAACTACAGGTTGACCACACTGGTGCTGATGGTGACGACGGGATAATGGTTGTCAGAGCCGACTCATCAACGGCCAGCAATGACCTTCTCGGTGGCATCGGTTTCGATTCGACTGATGGCAATGTACCAAGCAGCGTGCTTGAGGCGTCTGCTGCTATTGTTGCTAAAGCGAGGGAAGACCACGGCACAGGTGATAAAGGAGGATACTTAGAATTCATGTTTTCACCAACAAACCAAGATGATGATACAACAAGCAGCATTGGTATGACATTCATAGATGGTAAGTTAGCCGTCAATAACTACGGCGCACACCCATCAACCTCTTTCACAGTGTATCATCAGGCGGGAGATTTCAATGATGGAATGACTATAATAAATAGAAACACCACTATCTCTGACGGCGATTTACTCGGTGCCATTGGTTTTGATTCAAAGGATGGTAATTCTCCTTCACAGGCAACAGAAGCATCTGCTGGTATTGCCGCCTATGCTGCTGAAGACCACAGCACAGGAGACAAGGGTGGAGACTTGATATTCTTCACTTCCGCCATAAACGACGATGATGACACTGCATCCAACGAGAGGATGCGTATTGACTCAGAGGGCAATGTCGGAATAGGCAATACGAGTCCTTCTACAGCATTAGACGTAACTGGTAGTGTAACTCTAACAGGATTGGTCTTAGACGGCAACACAATAACAGGTATTGATGATTCAGGGGAATTTACTAATGATGATGCACATATTATGACTTCTGCTGCTGTCGAAGATAAGATTCTTGGATACGGATACATCACTTCTCAAATGACATTCATTCTAGAGGATGATGATGGGACTGAGGTATCCATATCAGACGCTGAAGAGATTAAATTCCTAAGCCATGATGGTAGTATGACTATTGATTGGACTGATATAGATAGTGGTTCAGATGGAGACCCATTTGATGTCGATTTCAGAACAGCACATGCTCCATACCTATACAGTCAAGATGACAGGGATTTTGCTCCTGAGGATTTAGATTCAAGCAAAAGACAAGTCTTCGGATTATTCTCATCAAAGACAGGTTTGGAAGACGGGTCAACTGCTGGCTCTGACTATGTTGATGCTTTGGTATTAGAAACATACAACGGTGGCTCAGGTGGTGATGCTAACCTATTGGCTTTCTCCAAGACTAGCACACAAAGAATCTATCATTATCGTGCAGACCAAGCGGATACAGATTGGGGTACTGCCTCTACTGTTGCATACATAAGTGATATTCCAACAACGGAAGCGATTCAGGATATAGTTGGGGCTATGTTCTCTAGTAACACTGAGACTAACATTACTGTTACCTATGAGGATGGTGATGGAACAATTGACCTTGTTGCTAGTGGTGGTAGTAGCGGTATGTCTGACTTGGTGGATGACACATCTCCACAACTCGGTGGCAACTTGGATACTAACAGTCAGAACATCTTGATTGATGACGGTCATGGTATCTATGACGATTCTAGTAATGAACAACTCCTGTTCGGTAAGACAACAAGTGCAAACTCGTACATCAAGATATGGAATGGTATCTCAGATACGACTGCTGGCACTCTATTCGGTACAGATGTAGTCCACAACTCATACAACACCGCCGGAGCAGGTCGCATGACTGGCCCCGGATTCGAGGCAACAGGAGACCAAACAGACGTTGGGATGTCATTCAAGGCGAAGGGACTAGGACACTTCGTATTCACCAATGATGACACTACTGATGCTGCTGCACCAGTCATCTCTCTGCTAAGGAACACTACGGATGCCACAGTCGCTGACGATGACAATATTGGGTTGATTAAGTTCATGGGGTCAGACTCAAGTATGCTAGAGGTAGGTAGCGAGACAGCGATACACGATTTCAGGGACTACGCTAGGATAGGAGTGCTAGTGCCTGACCAAACCAGCGGAAACGCTGACGGTGAGATGTACTTCTCCATCCTAGTCAAGGACAGTCAGAGAAGGCTACTAGCAGTTGGCTCCAACAATCTCGCTCACGGTGACACTCCCGCTGCGGGTGTCGCGGCAAAGGCAGGGCAAGTACGTACATTCTCCGGTAACCAAGCACTGGACTACGACGACTACGCTGGTCTGTACCTGATAGCCACTAGCGCACTTACCTTCACATTACCTGCCGACCCCAACAGAGGAGAGCAGTATGTAATCATCAGCGACACAACAGGAACTGTGACTATCGCAAGAAACGGCAACACAATCAACGGTGCATCCTCAAATGCCACCATAACCACTCGTTATGAGGCGAAGACGTTCATTGCGACTTCCTCTTCAGCGTACATAATGCTAGGATGATACCATGCCAATGCCAGCCGTATTAGGAACAATCGCACAACAGGGACAAGCAGGTGGCAGCGCACCGACGGGAGTCAGCATAGCCACTTCATCAGCGGGCAACTACGACAACGCTGTGATAGTCTTTCAAGCCAATGAGTTGTCCAACACTCTTGCCTCCAATGACGGTAGCACCTTCAGTTCCAACAGCGTAAACATAGCGTTTGGTTACAATTCCCTTTACTTGGATGCTCTAACCAACTTTAGTGGAGTCATTATATTCGGAGTGCAGGGGTTCATACGCGCTACTGGTGCCACGAATTTTCAATGGGGACTAGCACTTCCTAGTGTGAACGATTCTGGCGGTGCGATATCAAGTTCGAACATTGTAGGTACAGCCTCTACTGACCAAGACGAAACAAGTGGGAGTGCGGGTCACGCGGCGCATTTCCAACATAATTCAGGTGGTAGGGGATACCAACTCATGGTTGCCGGTGATGATTTTTTATTCAATGTTGGTTGTAGTGCTAGTAATAGTGGTGGAAGCACTGACGCATCCGGTTTAAGCATAAATATAGAGGTGACGTGATGAGTAGATGGGAAGTGACGGGAATACCCGATGGTGAGAGTGGGAACTACAAGGTCGAGCAGTGCACTACCACCACTGGGGAGCCGTCTTGGTTGAACTACGTTAACTACCGCAACATAGCAGAGGGAGACTACACCGTGCTATACAGGAGGTATGGTGCCTCTTGGCTCAACATAATGCAGGACACCGAGCAGGAGTACGGTGAGCATGACTGGTTGATGACCCGTATGTCCGGTGACATACTCATCGCAGGGCTCGGTATCGGTATGATTCACATTCCCTTGCTCGGTTCAGACGACGTGACCAGCGTTACGGTTGTCGAGAGGGAACAGGATGTGATAGACTTGGTCTGGGACGATTGTGCCAAGGACGACAGGTTCACAATCGTGCACGCCGATATACACACATGGGTACCACCAACAGGAAGCAGTTGGGATGTGGGTTGGTTCGACACATGGCTCACAGTGGATATGGATGATGATGGCAACGTGGTGAGCAATCAGGACTACAAGACAATGATAGAGAACAAATACGGTAGCATGGTTACTGAGATTAGTGGATGGGAATGGTAATCATATCAGTATTCCTATTTTTCTCATCAACCAATTGGTGATAGGACCGAACTCAGTTCCTATGCTATTGTCGTCTTCACTCATAGTCATCGGCCTCAAAAATACCATTAATTCCCCCAATGCTTTGCAGCCAGTAATATTCTCTTCTCAACTGCATTATGAAAAGAAAGATTGGTATGATGAGTGAAGCAAGAATTAATTCTCCAATCATTCGATTGACCACTCCGCAAATATATCATCCATGCAACGCATAAACATTCTACATTTTCTATCCATATCAATACCCCATTTCGAACTTGCTGGGCTTCTTCATCTCACGCATCTGTTGTGCTGCAAAACGTATTTTCTGTGTGCTGTGTAAGCGCCAGAAAGAGTCCTTTGGAACTTTGAACTCGGCTTCGATGAGACGACACAATTCGTACCTAGAGGATGTTTGTAAATCAGAGTCTATCTTTAATCCGAGAACCTCTGAAACCTCTTCATCTGTGTATTCAACACGTCTATCTAACCACACATACAAGTGACCCATGATAGACATCAACTTGCGAGCAAGCCATCGGAACAGCACCACGGTGTAGAAAGCACACCGGTTGGTTATTCAACTTTCTTCTCTGCTGACCATTCTAAGCAGCAAGTTTCTCTTTTTCTTGAAGACCGAATCCTGCCAGAAATGGCCGCACTTCTTGCACTGCCACAATTGTATTCTATTCTTTATTTTACTAACGTCACCGCTGTGGTATCTCGCTGTCAGACGATGTGGTACATGCTCGTGACCGCATTTTCTGCACTTAACTTCTAACCGTTTCATCAATCGCCCCATCATGCTCCTCTCTTTGCTATTACATCATCAATCTTGAGAATAGCAGTGGTGACCTCGGTCGCGCTCAATACTGCCTGTCTGACAAGCGAGCATGGCTCTACGACACCTAATTTATTCATCGATACTATGCCTTCGTTTTCTAAATCCGGACCCATGTCCAATGAACCGTCTTGAATTGCGTGTCTCAGGCTCAATATACAATCCAATGGGTCTTGGCCACCGTTCTCCGCTATGGTAGCAGGAATAATCTCCAAGGCCTCAGCAAACGCTTCTATCGCCATTTGTGCTCTTCCCTCTACGGTTGCTGCTTGTGAGCGTAGGTACGAGGCCATTGAAGCATAGGTGCTGCCACCACCAGCAACGACACCGTCACCATTCATCACAAGAGAGACAACCCCTAGGGCATCGTCAAAGCCTCGCTCTATCTCATCCAAGGTTGTTGTTGTCGCGCCACGTAGCACGAGTGTAGATTGGTCAGAGTCGACCATGCCCTCTACGAATATGTAGTCCACATCGTAGTGTCTCTGTTTGTGTATCTTACCTTTTGCAGCACACTCTACATCTGAGGGCATCTGTGCTATGGGTAGCCCTAATGTGGATGATAGGGCCTTCATAGTGCTTTCTGGCAGTCTTCTTACGACTGCGATGTTATGCTTCTTGAGATAAGCACAGACATGGTCAGAAGCACCATCTCTAACAAACACCACACCACCCTTGGGTAAGTGCTTAGTGAGATTCTTTGCTTGCTCCAACATGTTCTCCCTATCAGAGGATTTGAAAGCGTTGTATCCCTTCATGTCTAATTGAACTTGCACATTCTGCTCTGTCTTCTCTGGCTCTAGTCCCATGTTGACCAACAACATGTCACACTCCATGTCCACCTCATGTTCTATGACATAGTCCTTGTTGACTATGGCGCCGTTGAACAAATAAGAGTCTCTGAGCGAGCCGCCCGGTAGACTGAGGACTCTTACTTTCTCTGCATCCCCTGCCTTCTTAACTGCCTCCACACAAAGTTGGGACACTGTCTCAGTTGCAGAGTCTAATGTCTTACCCGTAATCGCTGTCTTTGCTACAGACGTCAAGGTTTCATCCGAGGCATCTTTGGATAGTGAATCTCTGAGGTAGTCTGTTGCCATATGCGCAGCCTCATTGTATCCTTTGCAGACTAGATTGGGGTGAAGCCCGCGATTCATCAGGTTCTCACTATTGGTCAACAACTGACCTGCCAGCACCACTGTGGATGTGGTACCATCGTAACACAGACTCTCCTGTGTGTGAGCGCACTCTATTATCATCTTAGCACCCGGATGGGCTACGTCCAATTCCCTCAATATCGTTGCACCGTCGTTGGTCACTATGGCGTTGCCACCACTGTCTACCATCATCTTGTCTCTACCGTTAGGGCCAAGGGTGCTCTTTACAGTGTGGACTATCGTCTTCACCGCGTTTATGTTCGTTCTCAATGCGTTTTCGTTTTCGTTCTCTGTCATATTACCACTCTACTTCTACTTCTACTATCTCCCCGGTTTCCAAGGAGCGTGACTTGATGATGCCATTGTCTCTACCATGTACGTAGAGGTCGTAGGTCAACTGTGCATCGCTTACGCAATATTTGATTACGTCTTCAAACCTACCTTGTGCCCAAGCCTCTGGTGCTTCTATGCTTTCCATCAACTTGCTTTGATTGAGATTGTGTTTGGATAGAGTGTTCAATGACATCTCTAACACACCGTATGGTAGCGAGGCTTTCTGAAACATGGTCTTCGTGTCAAAGACGGTCTCAGTTTTCTGCATGACGTCTCCCACAGCCCAGCAATCGAGGGACTCTCTTAGGACAGGGAAGTCAAAACCTAGGATATTGTGCCCAAGTATCTTACCTCCCTTCTCTACGAAATCGGTGATGTGGTCACCCAGTATTCTAGGATGTAGTGGCAGCACCTCCACTCCATCTATGTCTATCTCCTGCTTGGAGAATACAGTCGCATTATCACCGTCCCATGTCGCTACCACCGTAGGGTCGAAGAGAGCCTTGTTCTCCCATCCACCAATCTCCCATGAGTAGTTGCTAGTCTCTATATCCAATGCCATCACATCAGTCATTCCTCTTCACCAATCCCCATTTGCTTCTGCCATTGTTTCACATCGAGTGTGGGATACTCACATGAATTTCCTGTTCGGCATCCTTGTATCCAAAAGAGTGCTATTCGTGGGTCCACATCATCAGTCATTCTTCGTCAACTCCCAGCAACTGGCTCGCCATATCCATCATCGACGAGAGGCACCACTCGCAAAAGGCCACCGGCATGATACCCCAATATCCAGCAATTCCGCCTCTTCCTTCAAAGTCAGTGTCAGTTCCGCAAACGGAGCAAGTGCTGAATAAATCACTGTCCTCTTCTTCTTCACTTTCAGGGAATTTCATTATGCGTCATCTCTTAATCTTAGGAATACGATTTTGCCATCCTTTCCTTGGTCAAACATCTTTGTAGCCCACTTGTTGAAGTGATTGTATGCTGTGCCCCTTGTGACTTGATTCTGGTTCATGTATGCAGCCATGATATCTGAGCGCTTTCTCCAGTTGTCACCTCTACCACCCAAGTCAAATGGGTTAGAGGCATCATGAGCAGCGAGCCACCTAGCCTTCTGGTTAGCCTTCTCCGCTATCTTAGCACCTATCTCAACTTCGCCCTCCAACCACTCTATGAGGTTGTTGAACAAATCATACAGAATCTCCTTGGCCATGTCCACATGTTCGTCGTTGACAACCCATGTGTCTTCCATCAACGCTATGTGTGTTGAGAGAATCACTGTGTAGTTCTCCATCGCTGGTATGAATGAAGCAACGACGTCACCTATACCCGGTCCTAGACCAGTGAGCAAGGCGTAGTAGTCCTCTATGGCTGTGTACATAGCAGGGTAGAATGAATCATCGGCGCTTAAGACGTCAGTCATTGACTCCTGAAGCAGTTCTTCCTGCTCTTTCCTCGACATGTTGTCCCACTCGACGAATTTCGTCTCTGTGACTTCGAGGACCTTGTTCCTCAGTCTCTTCTCAAGGTCTCTGAAGTAGGTTGTTATGTCTTCATAACTGATATTTGTCTTTGGAATCTTTTTGAATGCTGAATCCGCCCTTCTCATGCTGACGTTCATTCTCCTATCCATACTCCAGTTAGACCAGTATAGCAGTACTCTCTGGAATATACCCTTAGTGAGAACGTACTCCTTGACACCCGATGGTGGGTAAGTGGTAATCCACAGTGACACCAGCGATTCGGTCTCTATCCTACCTGCCTTAGTGTGCTTGACGAGTATGTTGTTGTTGCTACCAACGGGGTTGCAGGCTGATTGTAGATACAGGACAGTCTCTTGACTGTGCTTGTTCGGATTGAGGATGATTGAACCTTCGTCGAAGTTCAGTGCCTTACGCCCGTTGAGGAATCCTTCCTTCTCAACGGTCTCTATATTGCCATCACCGTCTTTGAACTCCTCGAACCCACCTATCAGACCTGCATCAGTGCCTGTTGTGTAGATGTCAGTCGGGATGTCGATATCCTTCAATATGTCACCGATGAACTCCCAAGCGATTGACTTACCAGTCCTGCTCGATTGAATCCAGAAGGCGTGTACTCTCGGGTCTAAGTGAGAGGCACCCCAAGGTATCCTGATGTAAGGCACCGCAAGTTGCCCTTGAATAAAGAAAAAGGACAACATACCGGGTATGTCATTGTCTATCGATGTATTACCAAAGTGCTCTAGGTATCCCCTGAATATCTGGTTCTTCTTCACTATCGCGTATTGCTCTACTCTCTTCATATAGTGACCTGATTACTGGTCACTATATTATAATTCCTATTATTCCAATCTTTAATCTATACGTTTTAGCCTGTTTGCCTCGATATGAACCTGCTCTTCGCTGGTCAAGACTTGGATTACCTTCTCTCTTGTCTTGGCACCTAAACCCTTCACTGTCTTGAGGGACTCGGGAAAGCACATCTCCTCTATTGACCCGCACTCTGTGAGTAATCTGTCAGCCATCTGTGCTCCGATACCGGGTATGGTGAGTAGCATGTCCTTCCTAACATCATTAGTGCTCACTCTCCTGATTGCTCTCGCTCCGTGTGCAGATGCTGGTTTGTGCAATTTGTTGTGCAGTTTGACTATGAACAACGCTGCCTCGCTCAGATTGGGTGTGAAGAAGACCTGACAATCGAAGTCAGACATTATCCTCGCTATCGTACCTATGAGTTCGTTCTGCACCCTTGTGTATGTGAGTGCCTTCCCATTCTTCTTACTCATGGCTATGTACTTGTCAATACCACCATGTATGAGTAGGAAGAATCGCTCATAGTTGGCATCCATGTTATCGAGTTGTCTCCAGAGGTGACCGCTGTGGCTTGATTGGAACAAGTCGTTGATTGACTTAGCCTCGACACATGCATTGCCCAAGAGGTAGTCACCTACGACCAAGACCTTCTTCTCCACACGTAGTCCCTGTCTCTCTGCCTTCCTAATCACAGAGTCATGTAGAGCCCCTCTCTCATTGCTATCTATTACTAAATCAGCCATTACGTTCACGCTCCCGTCTTACAATTTCGCCTATGTGGTATACCTTGTTATGGGAGTTGAGGAGTTCACGCATTCTCTTGCTTTTACTATCCATCTTTATGTGTATGCCGCAGTACTTGTCTGATTTGTGACTCTTTCTCAATTTGCACCTGCTTCCGTCTTTCTTGGTATACGTGCATCTATTCTGATGACTTGGGTTCTTGTAACATTTGACACATAGTTTAGTGAAACTCCTTTTGTTCTTATTTCCATTCCTAGACCCTAGTTTCGCGTTGCACTTGACACATCTGTTCAAGCGACCACCTCTGCGGTTCCGTCATAGAACTCGCACTTACCCACGCAAAGTCCCTCCTGCATGAGCGTCAGACAATTAGCATGTTTATATCCACTGTGGCCGTTGCTTCCCATCACTATGCTAGAGACCTGCGTAGTAGTGATGTCTCTATCCCAATCCACCCAACCCTGCTTGCTTAGTATATCCACTATCTGCTTGACGTGCTCTTCCTTCTTCTTGATAGGCACGCTCTCTGGTGGGAAGAACCATCTCAGCCTGTCAGCCAGATAGGATGCCAGATGAAACCTCGCTCGATGTATCGGGTTTCCCTCACCTAGAGCAGCCTGCGCAAGACAAGGTAGAACCTTGATGTTATTAAGTGATATACTTGGAAGGTCTTTCATTTCACCTCTTCTTGATTTGAACCTTGACTCTCGCTTCTCAGGAAGTATCAAATCAATATCCTTCCTTCCTATCCCTATGTATCCCTCTCTAGGGTCCTGTGCTAGTTCTATCAACTCCTCATGAGACAAGTTTAGTATCTCATGGCTATTGAGCGGAATGGTCCAACACCCTCTTCTCATGTTGTATGAGTTGGGTATGCGTATCATACCGGCTAGGTCAAAAGCCACTGTAGGGTCATTGCAGGACAGGTCCAACTTCTTATGCCATTTCCTGAGTAGGTTTCTCCCACCCTGCTTTATCCTAGTGACCTCTAGTCCGTCCGTAGGTGTGAGTGTATCTGATATCGGTACGTAGATATGGTAGCCACCACCACTGAACCAGACGAAGTGCCTGAAGTCATTATCGAGAAAGTGCTTGTGGAGTCTCCTCACTTGCTCTTGCATGAAACCAAAGTCAACCTTCTGCCCACGATTCTTGAAATCCTTGCAATCGAAATCCATAACGAAGTGTCTGACAATCGCACTGTTGTATTCGACCCTATGATGCTTTGGTGGATTGGTCCTTCTATATCCATAGGCGGTGAAATACGCATTACCTCTGCCGTTCTTCCCCTTCCAGTATCTCTCTAGTTCATCCCAGTTCCTTACCAGATACCTTCCACCATTCCTACCATTGTGGCCTATTTCAAGAACCTCCCTAGGGAAGTCCAGTTCAATAAAGGGCATCCTATCCCTCTTGTTGCATCTGCTTAATGAAGTCCTGACGAATTTCCATTGCCATCTTTCTGGGTGTCCACTTCATAAAGAAGCGGGGATTGACAAATACCTCGTAGACTAGGAAAGAGGGAATGCTCTTCTCATTCTTCTCCATATAGTCATCTAAGGTCATCTGTCTACTTAGAGTGGCTCTGAATGCTTTGCTCACACCTAAGTTGCCGGGTATCACCCTTACGTCTATCATTTCTTCTGTTGCGCTATCTATGTAATCCTCTAGTAGGATTTTCATTACTTCTAAGTTTTCGTTCATTTCTATTCCTCCACATTATCATTCCATGCCGGACACATCTCCATGTAGTCACACCACTCGCATTTACGCGCATGTGGTTCAGGCGGGAATGAGTTCTCAACATGTGATTTGACGAGTTTCTTCAGTTTGTTCTCTACGGTCCTCGGTGCATAACTCGTCTTCCTAGTACCGATTTCCTCTATTTCCCATTCGTCCTTGATGCCATTCTCATGTCCATTCGGGAACTCCCAAGCCCAGTGCGTCACTGGTAGGAACTTAGTGAACTGTCCCATTTCTAGGGCCAGCCTGTAGAATTGCATCTCCGGTCTCATCTGTCCGGCTTTCTTCAAGTTCCATTTACCTGTCTTCAATTCCATTAAGACAAAGCCACCCTCACCATCTGAGAAGATAGTATCAATGAAACCTCTCATGTGTATTGGATAGACTGTTCCACCAATATCTACATCCTTCTTTGCGTGGAAAGATACCTCATTACCCACAGGCTTCCAATTCTTTCCATCATCTAGCAATAGTAGTCTCTTGAACTGCCACTCCAGCCACTTCTCTATGACTGCATCCTCTCCATATGCATAGGGTTCGGGTGGCTTTGGTATGACGCTTCTCAGTGTTTCCTGTGCTGCATACTCGTTGCCTTTACTTATGTGCTCCAGAACCTGTGGCAATACCTCATCCACATGGTCCCAGAAATACTCGACTATGGCGTGTACGTTAGTACCACGTATCATAGTGTAGTTTTCATCTACGGGCATTTGATGTATGTATTGTAATTTGTATTGGTATTGGCAGAAGCCGTGAGTGCCCATCGAGGACTTGCTCACCCTGAGTATCTTGTCCTTCATCGATGGGTCCCAAGCGTACGTGCTGTTTTCGTAAGACTTGAGCAACTCATCATCGTGATACTCCTTGTTCTCGAAGAAGGCAGTTTTGTTGGGGTTGAACTTCATTCTCCACACCCCTCGCATCTGAACTGTGAGAATGGCTTGCGACAATTAGGACACATGGGTGTGCCTTTCACTATCATCGTGCCAGTCAGACCCTGCCATCCGCAGTTGCACTTAGATATCATTCGCTCTCCAACTCCCTCAACTTCGCTCTGATATAATCCGCTCTAATGTTCTTTATCTCCTGCCTCTCTTTCTCAGCCTCTATTAGTTTCTGTAAGTATACCGCTAGGTCCATGGCCTCCTCTTGTGCATGAATCAACCACTCTAGTTGTGAGAGAGGAGCGGTCTCCATCGTGACGCCGTACTTGCTCTTGCCTACTTCCGCTCTCTCCTGTATTCTCTTGCATACCTCATCCTCTATCCTACTCATAATATCACCAATGACTCTTGGGCATCTTGGCCCCACATGCCTCATCGAGAGACTCCCAACCCAGAGTGTCGTAGACCCTCTTTATCTTGGCCTTGATGAACTTGTCAACAATCAATCCGTAATCGACTGAGAAGCCCTCTAACTCAACTGGGTTCCTGAATGCTGCTACCTCTGTATATGGCATATCCTCTGGTACTTTAGATACATACAACCACCTGATGCTATCCCCGACCCTTACGGGGTCTATGGGGTCCATGTGGGCGTTGTAATACCTCGCTGCTCTGACTGAGAGCGGTGGTGTGTTCTTGTAGTTCTCCTTGCCTATCCTACCATAGGGAGCAAGTCTGTCCATGCCCCAATCTCCACTCAAGACTGATACTGAGAAATCCCTGATTGCATCTGTCACTTCTCTTTCCTCCGCTCCCGTGCCTACTTTCCTGAAGAGAACCTCTGAGACTTCTTTAGTTAGCGGAGATACACTAGACGCCTTGTATGCGAAACCTGTCACCTTCATTGTGCCCTTCTTGTTCTCAGGCCAAGTGATGATGCCAAAGTTCCTGTTCTTGACATTGGCTGTGGTCCAATAGTCGAAGTAAGCCTCGAACTCTATGTTCATACCCGGTAGGTCAAGAGACGTCTGTATCTTGTCGTTCAGTTTGCCTACGAGGTCATCGACTTCATTGAAAGGACACTGAACATATCCAGAGTCCGTATGCCCGGCAAGAGCCTTGTATCCAAGCACCTCACTCTCCGATAGTAGCATATTGATGCATCTCCTACCGTAATGAGTGATTGTAGCACCGATGTCTGGGTCTATCCAGCCGCCACCGACAGCCTTCTGTGAAACGTATCCATAGCAAGCGTTGCTGTTGACCTTGACAGCCAATTGAAGCATGTTGTACTTGAACTTCGTATCCTCATCCTCGGTCTCGTTCATCTTGCGCTTGTACTTCTTCCTGAGTTCCATCATCTCGCTGATGAGGGAGGGTAGAACTCCTACCTTGTTCTGATTCCAATGGGTGTTGTTCTCGATTGTTCTGATGCCCTCTCCTGCTCTTTTCTCCTTAGTAGTGATACAGAGGTTGGCATCTACGATAATCTGAGGGTACATAGCAGCGAAGTCAATACAAGCGACTCCCGGCCATCTACCCGGCTTCGGTGAGGGCACGTACGCTGCCGTCATCTCCTCCCTCTTTCTGTTGAATAGTGATGGGCCTTTCAGGTCAGTCCTCCTGCCTATCAGCCCTCGAATGTAATTGGATACGTTGTGTGTGGATTGAAATCTCACACCACAGAACTTCTGCATGGTAGTGAAGAAGGGTATTGCACTCACCTTCTCCGTGCATCTTCTGAGGAGAGTGGTGTCACGCACACAGTAGTCAACGAACTCGTCGAAGTTCTCAATCCACCATGTGCGAACATCCGCATCCATCTTCTCTCCTTGTTCCCCGAACTC